ATTCACAATGTAATAAGCGGTTTTAAGTCGGAGCCGAAAGCGGGACTCGAACCCGCGACTTACTCATTACGAATGATTATCTAAGAATAATATAAAACCACTGTGTATCAATTGTTTATAATTAAATTTAAGCTGAATAAGGATACTCATTAGAACATTTTTTTCTACTTGAATGCCTTCCCTATCCTGTCACCGGATACCCAGCCATCGCCGAACTGGCAGTTCTTGATGTCTACAATATAGACTCCTTTTATCTCCAGTCCTTTACCTTGTGCTTCTTCCAGGTATGTACGTGCATAAGCATCAAAGTTTGCTCCAGAATAAGCGTCTACGGCAAGGATAAGAAAGTTCGCGTCGGTCAGTTCGCCTTTGTAGATTCCTATATCGGAATCCACAAGACTCTGAACGTATCTGTCGGCTTTATCCTTCTGTTCCTGGGACGGCTTGTTTCCTCCGCAGCCAAACAATGATATTGCCAGTATAGTCAGCAGTATTTTCTTCATGGATTTAGATAGTTAGTTTGTTCTTTAATTCGTTATATAAATCAGGATTTCTCATGTCTTCCCAATAATACTTCTTATATCGGCTCCTGCTGAATCCTTCCTTACTCTCATAGACAAGAATACATTCTTTATCACACAAAACAATCACCGAAGATAGAAGTAACTTGGCATAAGAGAATGCCTGAAGAAAGGCCGATTCTATTTCTTGATTATTCTTCATGTGATATTTTGCCTCAATCAACACCTTTGCCTTTTCATCTTCTGGCTTGTTGTCATAATGAAGCGCATAATCCGGGAAAATACGGTGCCCTCTTCCTGCATGGATTGGCAACTGACGAATGTAGTCTTTATGCTCATACCACCCCATTTCATTCAACAATGGCTCCAGTAGTTTTTTCTCTACATCTTTTTCCTCCTTAATGACTATTCCTTCCGGCAATGACGGTGCGTATATTTGTGGAAGTACGGATGTGTCAAATCCTTTTGCTTCTATCATCCTCATGAGTTCTGCATAATCCTTTCCCGTAACAGGCCATCCATTGACTCCTTGAAAATTCTTTCTGATAAGCGGATGATTTGAAAAGTATTCGTCTGCTTTCAGCTCTTTTAATGAGATATGAGGAATATCAATTTTATTGCTTACATAAGTATTGCTGTAGTAGTGGGCAAATGGGTCTATTACACCGTCAACCTGTGCTATCCACAAGCAAGTGATGGCACTTACTGGAGATGTTTCATAATGTATGAGTATATCCCCTTTCTTTGTTTCCTTATTCGATTGCCAAAATCCAACCGTCCATTCTTTCCCATATCCTTTAATTAATCCTCCGATAAACCACGCAGATGATGGTTTGGGCATTTCTGCGTTCTCTTCCTTTATCAGAAGATTGGGAGCATAATCATACATGAAAGCGCTTAGCTCATCGGGAGACAAACCGTTTTCCGTCCTGAATCGATAGAATACTTTGCACAATTCCCAATAATACATACACCTGGCTTTGTAGTCAGCTTTCTTTGGAATCGGAGGAAGTTCTATTTCAAAATAATCAGCTAATTTTTCAAGATGGAAAAGTTCGTTGATATATAAATAGGGAAAAAAGTATTCACCAAACATATAGTTCAGTTCCATTGAAAGTAATGGAATGTAGCCAAGCATTTGGTCAAAATCTCCAATCCTTAAAACTTCTTCCGTTTCTATCATCAGCCCGGTAGATATGATTTCCTCATACAGCTTTCCGGCATCATCCAGGGATTTTAATACTGTACCTTCATATTCTGATACTTTGTAACACCAGAAATCTTCCAGTATCCCGCAAATCATTTCAGAATTGAATCCGTCCTTGATTTTTGGATTGTACTTCTCGAATAGGCGTTCTTCTTCCATCCACTCTTTTCTGTCTGAAAAGCTGGATATGGCAGACTTCCCGTCTGGAGAGTTCTTGTACAGATTCCAAAGGTATTGATTGAATATCATGGCTAATACTTTACTGTTCTTGGCTTCTTTTGGAGTACATAATACAAGGCCCTTATCTTATCCATTTCTAATGTAAAGTTAGAGTATTCCGGGGATGGATTCAGTGAGTGAAAGGTTATTGTTCCTTTCTCTAAATCCTGGGCAACAATCTGTTTAATAAGTACAGATGAATCAAAAACCACCACCCAATAAGGATGATCATTGAATCTCAGCCCATCTTTCCAATGCATGCGGTCAAGTTCACGAACAAGAACTCTATCTCCTTCCTCAAAACTATTCCTTGTTCCATCATCCATACTTTCACCTTTAACTTCAAAAGCAAAATACTTTCCGTGGACGATTTTATCTGTCTCAAACGATTCCTCCTCCCATCCCTCTTTTTCTGCTTCCAAGGTATCACATTCATTGGCAAATCTTCCGTATGCAGCAAAAGGAACTAACTTAACAACCATCCGGTATCTATCTACTAGATTGTAGAATTTTACATTATTGTGATTCTCGGTAAAAAACTCACCATCATCATCTCTAATGGGGACTTGCTGCAATGATTCCTCAATTGGAGAACCAGAACCTGTTAAAACCCACACTTTATTATAAATAGGAAAAGCATTCACAATTTTATTTGCTATCGATTCTGATATTTTCTTTGTTTTACCTGACTGCAAATCGTAAATCTGTGTAGGGGTTACTCCTATTGCTTTAGCGAAAGTACCAGCTTTGAGCTTTTCTCTTTCCAAAATAAAGTTTATGACTTTAGGTGAATCCATAACTATATAAATATATCGTTTTTTACTATACTATTTTTACTATATACACAGTTATATAGGTTAATAAATGTTTAAATATAGTATTTTACTATACATTAAATTTGATAGTATAGTTATTTACTATATATTTGCATCAGAAACGTAACACTGATACGAAACAAAGATAGTAAATTCATTTATAAAACACACGATTATGAAAAGAAATGTATTACACGAGATTATGAGCCTTGCATGGCAGTTGGTAAAGAGAAACGGTTTCTCTATGAGTGAAGCAATGAAATGCGCTTGGGCAAATATGAAGCTGAAAGCTGCAATGAAGCAAAGAATCGTAAAGTTCTACTTCAAAAAGGTAGATGGTTCTGTTCGTGAAGCCTACGGCACGCTGAAAGAAAATCTGATACCAGCCACATCAGGTGAAAGCAGAAAGAAGAATGACACTGTTCAGGTGTACTTCGATACTGAGAGACAAGAATACAGATGCTTCAAGAAAGCTAACCTTTTAAACATCGCATGACTATGACACGGCACGAAATCGAAGAAGAACTTGACGGGCTGTACAAAGACCTGAACTTCGCCTACAACGCAGATGAAGAGACTTTATGCAGGGCTTTCAATGCTGACAGCAAGCAAGAATACATCAAAGCACTTACTGAAGAGGTGGACAAATACGAAGCCCTTCTTGAAGAATACAACCTGCCTGAAGATGATGGCATGGACTACATCAACCTTCAGTTATCACAAGGCATGGCAGTGACGCACTGGTAATTTACCTACCCTGCTGACGGACTGAACGGCAACCGATAGCGAGAATCGGGCAGGGTTCTACTTGATTGGTTCTTTGACATGATGGAAATTTAGGCTTACCGTTAAGCCTGACGTGAAACGGACGACTGAGTAGCGATAACGGCTGTGTGAAAAGAGTATGAGTAAAGGGCTGCACTAAGCAAACGCAGCATACGAATCACACAGAAAACAAAAAGACACTTATACGATTGCAGGTGGCCGTAGGCCGGCTACGAAGACAATCTTCACTGATTAGACACCAGCATGAACTATATATACCCGTGGCTTACCAGACCTTTGATAAGCAGTAAGGCAACCACCGGAACGCCCACGGGAACGATATTTAATACACACGGTTATGAAAATACTACTTTTTCTCTGTGCATTGTCCGTTCTGGTAATGCACTTCAATCAAGACCTGTCTGCTATGTACTGGATAGGATTTGTCGGGTTTATAATCACTGGTTTTTCAATCGCAAACAGACTGGACAATGAACGAGCTGCAAGAAACAATAAAAAGCATCTGTGATGAATTTGCGGACATCAGTGCCATTCTGGCGGCACGCTCAAGGGAACTGGACAGACGGGAGCTGTTCGACAAGGAGATAGAAACAGAAATCAAGAACATTAAAAAGAATAGACATGAAAACAAATAAGGAATTACAAAGTATGACGCATGATGAACTCGTGGCATACACACAGAATCTGCAACGCGAATCCGAAGAATACAGAAAATCAATGCTGTATTACATGGAAGAAGAGAAAAAGATTGAATCGAAGTTTGACAACTTCAAGAACATGGTCAAATCGCTGGTTGCACTAGTCGATTAGTTTTTATGGGTTATAGAAAATGGGTAGATGCTGGGCCATGAAAGTCCGGCATTTTTATTGGCAGATAGTTCAGGCGGTAGAACACCATGTAAGGGTTAGCATGGAAGTCACGGGTTCAAGTCCCGTTCTGCCAGCAAACAATCAAATACTTAAACTATGGTTAGAGAAATTACAGTAGACGAAAACTACCAGACAGTACGTCTTTTTGACGAAATGAAGAAAGGGGACATCTACAAAGTTCCCTATGACAAGAAACGGCATAACGGAATCAAGCTGGAAGCATCACGCCGCAATCGTGACCTCCGCTTGATCGGGACACTTAAAAACAAAATGGACGTGAAATACCGGGTATCAGCAACAGAGTATCCGGGTTTCTCGGCAATTATCTGCTTAAAATAAAATGCTTATGATAAACGAAGATGTATTGAAAATCGTCTTAAACAACAAGTCCTTCGGGAAATACGAAGCAGCTTCGATAGTAGGCGGTCTCAAAAGGCTGAAAGAGTTGTGCGAATCCGGAAGGATAAGATACAAGACCAAAGAAGGCGTACCACACAGCAGATGGGCTTGTAATGCCTGGGACGTGATAAAACATGCAAAATTGATGTATTAATATATTACTTTAAAACTATTGCGTTATGAGTTTGATTAAGAAATCCAATGAATTAGTAATTCCTTCCACCGTTAAGATGATGATTTACGGTCAGGCAGGTATGGGTAAGACAACAGTAGCATTAAGCGCACCGAAACCGTTGCTGCTTGACTTTGACAATGGAGTGAAACGTGTGAATATGGCACATCTGGACGGTATAGACATCGTACAGGTAAGTTCATGGCAGGATGTACAACAGGTGTTGCAGGAAGACCTTTCGGCATACCAGACAATCGTAGTGGATACCATAGGAAAGATGATGGATTTCATCATTTCTTACAAATGCGGTACACGCCAGCCGCAAATCAAGGACTGGGGAGGTATCAACGCTGAGTTCTCATGGATGACACGAACCCTTTCATCACTGAACAAGAACGTAGTGTTTGTGGCCCACCGTGACACTCGGAAAGAAGGTGACGACACCGTGTTCATACCTGCTTTAAGAGAAAAATCGTACAACTCTATTGTTACAGAACTTGATTTGCTGGGTTATCTGGAAATGCGCAATGAGAACGGTATGCAGAAGCGTACAATCACATTTGACCCCACATCAAGAAATGACGGGAAAAACACCTGCAATTTGCCGGGACTAATGCAGGTGCCTACAATTCTTGACAAGAATGGAAATCCCACAGCCAAGAACGACTTTATCACTGCAAAGGTAATCATGCCCTACCTGAGCATGTTGCAGGTAAAGAAAGAAGAAGCTGCAAAGTATGATAAGGTCATAGCTGAAATCAAAGAGAACATCGAACTTATTACTGATGCCAGTTCTGCAAATGAGTTTGCGTCAAGAATTAATGAGTTTGAGCATGTAGGCAGTTCCTTGAATATGGCCAGAAATCTGTTTTCAGCAAAAGTAAAAGCTCTCGGGCTGGTATTCGATAAAGAGACAAAGACTTATGCAGACAAAGCAGCCTAAATTCAAGTTCTATGCTACACTTTTGGATGCCTTTACAAGCTATCTGAAAAGTGATGCCATCTGGGAAAGGTATTGGGGATTCAGTGAGAATCCCCCACATACCCCCGAAGAGTTCAGACAGCAGCAGTTTCAGAGCCTGATTGACACTATAAACCGTGTCCCGTTCGATAGTGAAGCAGCCGACAAGGGAACGGCTTTCAATGAGGTGGTCGACTGTATGATTGAAAATCGGAAATCAGACAAGGTACAGGTGGAAAGACTATTGTCAGACATGCAGGATGGCAGACAGACATTGGTCGGACTGAGAGCCACCTATAAATGCCGTCAGTTCGATTTCCCTATCTCAATCTGCCGTGAGTTTGCAGACTATTACAAAGGGGCCTTGACCCAGCAACGGGTTGAAGCTGTTTTGCCAACATGCTTCGGAGGAGTTCTTCTATATGGTTATATAGATGAACTGATGCCGATGTCAGTACATGACATCAAGACTACCGGGAGTTATTATGTAGGTAAATTCAAAGACCACTGGCAGCACATGGTTTATCCATACTGTCTGATGCAGAACGGAAGTGATGTAAGGTCATTTGAGTATAATGTTACGGACTTCAAATCAACCTATACTGAAAGCTACACTTTCGTACCGGCACGGGATATACCTATCCTTATAAATCATTGTGAGGACTTTATCCGGTTCTTGAATGACAACAGAGATTTGATAACCGATAAGAAAATTTTTGCAGAAGACTAGATAAATGGATGAAATTGAATACAATGGAAGGATTTATGAGCTTAGAGGTGAACAGAATGGACTTCTGACCTATCTTACTAGAGATTGTGCCTACGCATTGATAACAAATGAACGGCGAAAAATTCTGATGGATATTAGAGTTAATTCGTCAAATCTTCTATCTATATATTATGCCTAATCAAATAACCGGACGGCTGGTCTATATTGGCCAGCCCCAAGAAATCCCATCCAAAAGCGGTGGCAACCCGTTTGTGAAACGTGAATTTATTCTTGATGCCACAACCTATGACCCCTATACAGGTGAACGGAGCCAGTACGAGAACGTCCTGCTACTTGAAGTAAGTGGTGACAAATGTGCCGAACTTGACCAGTTCAGAACCGGTGACGTAATAACGGTTTCCTTTGCCTTGCAAGGTCGGGAATGGACAAATCAGGACGGACAACTAAAACGTATGGTGTCCATCCGCTGCTATAAACTGGAAGGCCGTCAGCCAATGCACCAGCCAGCATCCGTGCCAGCACAGCAACCGGCACCGTCACAAACGCCACCCATGGTACAGGCGTTTCCACCTGATGTAGATGCGAATGGAAATCCCAAAGATGACTTACCGTTCTAGCCTATGAGCATATTCAATCTGAAGAATGAATACGATATACCCAAGTTCAAGGCTTATGTAAACAAACTGTTCCAGGAGCATGCAGTTGTGGAAGTGAGAAAGAAGCTCCCTAACCGCACGCTATCCCAGAACAGCTATTTGCATCTGCTTTTAGGGTATTTCGGCAGTGAGTACGGTTGCAGCCTTGACGAAGCAAAGATAGACTTCTATAAAAGGACTTGCAACCGTGATTTGTTTGAGAGAAAGACGGTCAACAAGAAAGGCAAGGAAGTAACCTATCTGCGAAGTTCTGCAGAACTGACAACAGGTGAAATGACTTTGAGCATTGACCGTTTTCGTAACTGGAGCGCATCTGTTGCCGGCATCTATCTGCCTTCGGCAAACGAACAACAGATGCTAATTTTTGCACAACAAGAAATCGAACGTAATAAAGAGTTTATCTAAAATTTTGAGATTATGAAAAAAAGAAAATTTCCCCAAGATGTAGCAAGATTCTTTAATCCAGAGAAGTCAATTAATCCTAATTCAAGCGGCATTCATCAAAGAGAGAAGGCCTTACAAAGAAGTTTCATCCCTGTTTATAATGGTATGGGTACCGCTAAAAAGATTTATAATAGGTTCGGTGTAAAAAGTTATAGATAATTATGGACAAATTTTTAGGACAAGACATCCCTGAACAGGAACGATGGCAGTTCCTTCAGGACAACGCCGATGCGGTAGAGAAAATCGGATATACTCACCGATTCACCCCCGAAGAACTGGCTCAGAAGAAAGAGACTTTGGCCGAGGTATCAATCACCATCAACGATGTTGAGTTGGAGAAGAAAGAGGCTATGGAAAGCTTCAAAGAACGATTGAAGCCTTTGAATGAAGAAAAGCAGGAACTTCTGGACCATATCAAAAGAGGTTCAGAGTTCGTAGCCAACGAGGAATGTGCCAAATTCCTCTACCACAAGGAGAAAATGGCTGGATTCTACAACAAGTTAGGTGAGCTGGTTTACAGCCGCCCGATCATGCCACAAGAAATGCAGAAGACAATTTTCAGTATTAACAGTAAAACAGGAACAGATGAGTGAGAACAAAATCAACCTGGTAGTACCGAAAGATTATAACGGTACGCCAATCGAAGTTGTATTACGTGAAGGTGAAGCACCCGTAGCACTTGACCCGAAAGAGCCTGAAAGAGTAGTTATCAATGGAACGATAGATGCACCTTTCAAATGGCTGGAGAAGCGTGTCGAACTGATTAATCAGAAATCGGCCAATATCATTGTGAACCGTGATAAGATGTGTCTGGCTTTGACTATTGATGAAACCAATTATTACCAGACAGTAATTAGTGGAGTTTTACAGGCTTCAAAGGAAATGCAGGAGTTCGGTATCAATGCGGAAAGGAAATGGGAACCTATCAAATTGTCCCAGTTCTTCAAGATGCACCGTGCCTTCTTCAAGGATAAGTCTGAGAACATGATGCTGGTTTCCACTTTGAAGAACTTCAAGGCGAAAGTGAATCAGGATATAGAACGTAGCAAAGAGGAAAACGGGAACAAGACGGATAACTATTCTCAAGTGGTTGATTCCAATCTGCCAAAATCGTTCAAACTGAATATCCCTCTTTTCAAAGGTTTTGCCTGTGAAGAAATCGAAGTTGAAATCTACGCCGATGTGGATGGGCGGGAAGTTTCCCTTTCTTTGGTTTCTGCCGGTGCGAATGAGGCCATTGAAGAATACAAGAATAAGGTGATTGACGAACAGGTTGAAGCAATCAAAGGTGTTGCACCTGACATCGTAATCATTGAGGTGTAACAATGAGAAAGCAAATTTATTTAATTCTGTTTCTGGTAGTCGGAGTATCTATCGGAAACAGAATATTCAATCACCTCAACGCTTGGCTGGGCGTGGTAATAATATCAGCCACAGTGATTTATTTCGTTTATAAACTAATTAAAAATTTGAAGAATGAAAAGATTGATTAATCTAATGTTGGTCTGTATGACCTTAGTGGTATTTGCTTCATGCGAAAGAGTAGCCCCTAATTATGCCGGTGTTCTAATGGAGAGCTATGGGAAGCAAGGAAAAGAGGATTTTAAGGTAGTGTCCGGTAAAGTTTCCACTTGGGAATGGGGCACTGAATTGTTTCAAGTTCCATTGTTTGACCAAAGAGGGGAATTTGCTGAACCTGTCACATTGAAGGCTGCTGATAACACTGAATTTAACGCACGTCCTACTTATTCTTATAAAGTTATCAAGAATAGAGCTATAGATGTTGTATTCGATAACAAACATATAGATAAAGCTGATACAGAATCAGGAAAAGACGGGTTTATGCAAAGCCTTGAAGATAATATACTTGAACCTCGTATTTATGATTTAATCAAAGAAGAAAGCCGTAAGCACAAGACAGACAGTTTAATGGCTGACGGTGGTTCTCTTCTTTTTGAAAAGCGGTTGGAGCAGATTGTGGATAAAGAATTTGAGAAAAGAGGGCTTCAATTGCTGACTTTTTCTGCACAGCTTGAATTTTCAAAGGCTGTGCGTGAGAAGATTGATAGTCGTAATGAGGTGAATACCAATATATCTGTATTAGACCAGCAGATTGCAGAGCAGAAGAAACGCAACGAATTGGAGCAATTAAAAACAGAACAGGCTATCATTCAATCACGTGGGTTGACTAAAGAAATACTCTATAAGCAATTCATAGATAAATGGGATGGCCGTACACCACTTTATGGAATTGCCCCTGAGTTTTTAAAAATAACGAAATAGCATGAATAAACGCCCGGAAAGACGGGCATACGGGCGCAAGCACAGGACGTGCTTTAGTATGGAGTAATTGCGCAATATCTCCATACACTTGTCCCATTGAATTAGCTAATATATGAGCAAGTAAAACCGTGATGGTTGGGCGGGTTCGATTCCCGTTGCGTCCACAACCAATAATGGAATTATTATGAAAGAAGAACGGAAATTAACATTCGGGAAATACAAAGGACAAGAGATAAAGTATATCATACTTACTCATATTGGTTATATCATGTGGTGCTTTGAGAATATCAACTGGTTTAAGCTGACAGATCAAGAACAGGCTTTATATGATGCGATAGCCATAATGATTAAGAAGGAACGCTTGCCAATGACTTTTCCGGTTGAAATGATGTATAAGCATATAAAAGACAGAGAGTCATATGAAAAGTTAAATACTCCATTTACATTCAATTATGGATATATATCTTTAAGAATGTCTGAAAAGGATAATCCAATATTCAACAGTATTGAAAAATACATTACACACAAAATACGCAGAAATAGTACGAAAGAATGTTCGTCATTCGAAAGTCTTTCAGGAGATTTGACTGGTCTTTCACATAGCATGAATAAAGAAATAGAAAGAGCTCGGCTTAATGGTGAGAGTGATGAAGAAATATATGGTTATTGGGGTAGTATGAATGATTATAAGGCTTTATAAATATGTATTACATCAAGAAACCTAAAAAGAAGAAAGAAAAGCCTTTGCCGTTATTCGATAAGGCAGGTATCAAGATTAAAAAGAAGCCGGATTTAGTGGCCAAACTCGACAAAGTTTTCAGCCGCTATATCCGGCTTCGCGATTGTATGCCGAACGGGTATTTCCGCTGTATCTCATGCGGCCAGATAAAGCCCTACGCACAGGCAGATTGCGGACACTTCCATTCGCGCCGCCACATGGCCACACGCTTTGACGAGGATAACGCCCACGCAGAATGCCGGGCGTGCAACCGGTTCAGTGCAGACCATCTGATACAATATGAAAAGAACCTGAAAGCTAAAATCGGCCAGCTACGATTCGACAAGCTGGCATGGAGAGCAAGCCAGGCGAAGAAATGGACTGATTTTGAATTAATAGAACTCACCAAGTATTACAAGGCTTTGGGAGACAAACTGAGTAAGGAGAAAGGATTATGAGTTATGTTTTACGGGATTATCAGCAGAAGGCCAGTAATGCAGCGGTCAGCTTCTTTGCTAACAGAGCCAAGAAGAACAATGCCATCATGGTACTGCCTACCGGAGCCGGTAAGAGTCTTGTGATTGCCGACATCGCCAGCCGTCTTGAAGGGCACACGCTGGTATTCCAGCCAAGTAAGGAGATACTCGAACAGAACTATCTGAAGCTCTGTTCGTATGGTGTTCTGGATTGTTCCATCTACTCTGCCTCATTCGGACGAAAGGAGATTTCAAGAATAACTTTCGCCACTATCGGAAGCGTAGTCAACCATCCGGAACTTTTCCAGCATTTTCAGAATATCATTATCGACGAGTGCCATCTGGTTAATCCGAAAGACGGAATGTACAAGAGATTTCTTTCGATGCTGAAATGTAAAGTCCTTGGATTGACGGCTACGCCCTACCGTCTTTCATCAAGCAGGGATTTCGGCAGCATGTTGAAGTTCATCACACGCACACGCCCGTGCGTGTTCTCTGAGGTAATCTATCAGGTTCAAATCTCTACTCTATTGGATATGAGGTATCTTTCGAAGCTGAACTATTATCCGATGAATCCTTTGGGATGGAACGAACTTAACCTGAAGGTGAACACGACCGGAGCCGACTACACGGACAAGTCTGTAGTGAAAGAGTATGAGCGTATCGACTTCTACGGGTTTCTGGTGAGCATCGTCCAAAGGCTTATGAATCCCAAGAGCGGTGTAAAACGAAAAGGTATATTGGTTTTCACCCGTTTTTTGAAGGAAGCAGAACGCCTTACCTGGTCCATTCCCGGAACAGCAATCGTTTCAGGAGAAACACCGAAGAAGGAACGCGAACATATCCTTGAAGCGTTCAAGGCCGGAGAGATACCCGTTGTGGCCAACGTAGGTGTACTTACTACCGGATTTGACTATCCTGAACTAGATACGATTGTCATGGCCCGTCCGACAATGTCGCTGGCTCTTTGGTATCAGATAGTCGGTCGTGCCATCCGTCCGCATCCTAACAAGGAGGCTGGCTGGATCGTTGACCTTTGCGGGAATCTGAAACGATTTGGCGAAGTCAAGGATTTACGCCTGGTGGATAGCGGAAACGGTAAATGGGCCGTGTACTCCAATAGCAGACAGTTGACTAACGTAAGATTCTAAGATTATGGAAGGATATATAAAACTAAGCCGCAAGTTCTTCTCGAATGATATGTGGAATGAAGCCCGAACTTTTAGCAGTTGCGAAGCGTGGCTTGACTTGATTCAGTCAGCACGATTTGAGGCAACGCCCCGTATGGAGAGTATCGGAGGTCGAGAAGTCTCTTATACAAGAGGACAATATCCTGCATCCATAAGATTCTTATCAAAGCGTTGGAAATGGTCTGAGAGGAAAGTACGGACGTTTCTTGCCTTTCTGAGAAGAGAGAACATGATAACTCTTTCCAAAGAACAAGGAATGAATGTAATAACCTTGGTAAAGTACAATGAGTATAATGGCTCAGAGTCTGACACAGTAAGTGACACAAGCAATGACACAATGAGTGACACAAATATCATTCAGGAAATCAATAATTTACGGATGCAAGTGACACAGCTAATGACACAAGTGGCGACACAGCAGGTGACACACCCTGCCAAAGAGCCGGAAAAGCGACACACGGGTGACACAAAGCAAATAAAGGAGAAGAATATTATTAAAGAAACTACTACTAACGTAGTAGCAAAGAAAGACGCGGCTAAAGCCGCTACTCTCTCCCGGAAAGAATCCTTCTACCAGTCGTTAGTCCCTTATGTCGGCCAGTACCCGAAAGAAATGATTCGGGCTTTCTTCGATTACTGGAGCGAGCTTAACAAGTCAGAAACCAAGATGCGCTATGAACTGGAAAAGACCTGGGAGCTTCCAAGACGGCTGGCGACCTGGGCCAGTCGTGAGAAAGTGCCTTTAAAAACAGATGTGGGCGTAGTTCTGAAGGATAATTCACCGGAAAAATACAAGAAAGGCTGGTAAACATGGAACAGATAAATTTTCAACAGACAATCGAACGGCTCAAAGATACGGGCTTCTCCCCTATTCCTAACGTCGTACAGGTAACCGTTCCGGATGCCAAAAGAGTTCTCTGGGCCGGTATCAGGTACTTCACTGGAGAAAGTGCCAGATGGCTTCCTGAGTACGAAGAAGTGGCAGGCTGGCTGGCCGGCAATGAAGGTCGCGGGCTTCTGTGTTTCGGCAACTGCGGACGCGGAAAGACCCTTATCTGCGGAAAGATTCTTCCTTTGCTTCTTAACCATTACTGCCGCAAGGTGGTAAGCTGTTACGATGCACAGCAGATGAACGCTGATTTGGACGCCGTGAAGCAAAAACACATCATCTACGTTGACGATATAGGGACAGAGAATTTAAGCGTGAAATACGGCGAAAAAAGGCTTGCATTCGCTGAGCTGGCAGACGAAGCCGAGAAGAAAGGAAAGCTTCTTATCCTGACCACCAACCTAACGATAGACGAGCTGAGAGAGAAATATGGGGAAAGAACCATTGACCGGCTGAGGGCGATAACGAAAACCGTCCTCTTCAGCGGTGAAAGTCTGAGAAAATGATATGAAAATCACAATCAACTGGGTAACTCGTGACTGGAACCTGATCAGGAGGTTACGTGAGAAATACCGTCTTCCACAATACATGAACGTGAACGGACTCACAGAAGCAGAGGTTGACGAAGAGACATTAAGCAATCTCCGCAAGGGTGAGCCAAAGTATTTAATCATCAGAAAAGTAGAGAAATGACAAGACAAGAATCAGAAAGAAAGCTCAATGAACTGAGAAAGAAGTATATCGCCTTGATTTCATCCATGAACTTTGCCAAAGCACAGAAAATCAAGAACAAGATTGACTCCCTTGAAAGAGAGCTGGAACCGCATTCTTTGGGAGAACTTCTTCAGGACTATACCCCGGAGTTCAAGGTAGAAATGCTTCGCAAGATGCACAAGCTGTTCATCTACTCCGATTTGCTTGAAGGTGCGGCACTGGAGTTCCAGTCTGAACTTGAATCAAACGGAATAGATGCTCAGGTAGTTTTTCAGGTAAAGCGCGTACTGAAAGAACTGAGAAGCATAGTACGAATACCCGATGAAGAGAAAAACGCTTCATTGTCTGACAACTTTGCCGGGATGTGTGATGAAGCCGGACTTGTAGTGAGTAACATAATCAACAAATATCTTGCAAAATGATAACGGAGAATGACCCAATACTTCCACGTAAAGTGGATTTGGAGAAGAACCCTTCTGGAACTGAACTGAAAATCGCCCAGCATCGGGAACTGGAGAAACATGGAAAGTATGTGGCTATCCCAGGCGACAAGACACGGACGCGAATTTTCGTCCGCAACGGTGAGGATGCGGAGAAGAAGATAGCCGCTTACTTGGAGAGAATCAACAACCGACCTCAAAGATGGAACTGATATGATAAAATTACTCTATATTGACCTTTTCTGCGGTGCTGGGGGAACCAGTACCGGAGTAGAAAACGCACGCTACGCAGACGAACAATGTGCGAAAGTTGTCGCTTGTGTGAACCATGACGCAAACGCTATCGCCAGTCATGCAGCCAATCACCCGGATGCACTCCACTTCACGGAGGACATCAGGACTTTGGAACTGTCTCCTTTGGTGGCCCATGTAGAACGAATGAAGAAGATTTATCCGGATGCACTGGTTGTATTATGGGCCAGCCTTGAATGTACGAACTTCAGTAAGGCAAAAGGAGGACAGCCACGGGACGCCGACAGCAGGACTCTGGCTGAGCATCTTTTCCGATATATCGAGGCTATTGATCCAGACTACATACAGATAGAAAATGTTGAGGAGTTCATGTCATGGGGTGATATGGATGAGAATGGGAAACCTATCAGCATGGACAAAGGCCGGCTTTATCAAAAGTGGGTGCGCAATGTCAAGAAGTACGGTTACAACTTTGAGCACCGCATCTTAAATGCTGCCGACTTCGGTGCCTACACCACAAGAAAACGCTTCTTCGGCATCTTTGCTAAAAAGAACTTGCCGATAGTATTCCCAGAACCGACCCACTGTAAAGGTGGTAGGCAAGATATGTTCTCGCGGCTGGAGAAGTGGAAGCCGGTAAAAGATGTGCTTGATTTCTCTGATGAAGGAACTACCATCTTCAGGGAAAAGCCTCTTGCAGAGAAAACGCTTGAACGTATCTATGCCGGACTTATCAAGTTTGTAGCCGGAGGAAAGGATGCCTTCCTCGTAAAGTATAATTCTATGAGCCGTACAGGGAAATATAACGCTCCTGGGATTGACGAACCATGTCCGGTGGTAGCCACGCAAGGCAGACTTGGAGTAGCGCAAGTTTGTTTCCTCTCTAAGCAGTTTAGCGGCCAGCCGGATAGCAAGAACATATCTGTGGAAGGCCCTGCCGGAACAATCACCTGCAAAGACCACCACGCTTTCGTCTCAGCCTATTACGGGAATGGTCATAACAATTCTGTAGAACTTCCAGCACCTACGGTAACAACAAAAGATAGGTTGGCATTGGTAAATTCTGTTTTCATAGACAACCAATACGGTACCGGAAAACCGACATCTATTGAGCTGCCAGTTGGTACAGTAACCACGGTGCCGAAGTTCAATATGGTAAGCTGCAAGCCGTGGATAATGAATACAGCTTTCTCGAATGTAGGAAGCAGCATAGAACAGCCGTCACAAACAATCACGGCCAACCGTAAATGGCATTACCTTATGAATCCGCAGTTTGCCAGTGCCGGAGGTTCTGTGAACAACCCTTGTTTTACATTGATAGCACGGATGGACAAGATGCCTCCCTATTTGGTAGAGGTTGAAGGAGGTATCGGCATACAGGTTACACCTGATGACAGTCCGATGACAATCAAGATTAAGGAGTTTATGGCTTTGTATGGCATCATTGACATAAAAATGCGTATGCTTCGGATAGCAGAACTCAAGAAAATAATGGGATTTCCTGAAGACTATGTACTGATTGGCCCCCAGTCAGACCAGAAGAAGTTCATCGGCAACGCCGTGGAGGTGAACATGGCTCGTGTGCTTTGTGAGGCTATCTGTAAAGAGATTGTCAGAAAACGAAAGGTTGCTTAATGTGACAAACTCAAACCTGAATAATTGGTTATGAAAACGAAATTGTATTACCTGTTCCTGGCAGTCATGTGGTGGATGCTGGGATAGGTGGAAAGGAGATAAAATGAAACGAGTGTATAAGTATGAGGTCTTTGGCGTAACTTACTATGAGGGCATCTCCGAAGGAACTTCCGATACGTTTGACTCATTAAAAGATGCCAAACATTTTGTGGAAAAAGCTCATAACGGAAGATTTCACAAGATACATCAAACAATCTTCAAGTATGAAGAAAGGAACGGAGAACCCTATCGGTACGTAAAAAGACTTTGGTTTCTTAAAAAAGGAAGGTGGTACTCTACCAGAAAGGTTCATAAACAACTTTTATTCATGGAAATATGAGACGAACAATAAATACAATACCAAAGCAGGAATATGACGATCTGATGAAGTATGCAACTTTAAGAATGCATAGGAAAATCCAAAGGCTGGCAGACGAAGAGATTTCAAAGATGCGAGAAGCTGACAACAAAGGTGACTACGAGAAAGCAGAAGTACACGACTTCAATTCACGAGCGTTGTCTCGCATGGCCGATATATATTATGAAATAATCAAGAGAGAGGATTAAAATATGAAACAAGTAAAAGTAAAAATAGAGACAACGGTAGAAACAATGTTGGGCGATAAGCCTGTTAATGAAGTTCTTGGTGATATTGCAGATATATGTCACACATCATTGGAATACTCAACATCAAAAAATGAAGGGTGTGAGACACTCTATGAGGACCAAGAATATGAAGATTACAGAAATGACATGGAGGACAGGGTGTCTGTTCTTGAAGGAGCACTTTTTCGCATATTGGATTTACTGGAGGATTAAAAAAAGACTGCCCTAGAATTAGAGCAGTCTTTAAGTGTGGGCAGATAGGGAATCGAACCCCTTGTAGCGCTATTAAATTTCAGGTCATGAAGTTCCAGCTCATTTCATTCAAAGTCGAGTACTGCCCAGCGTGCTACAAACCCACCTCTTTAAAAGTTTTCCAAAACTATCCATATCGTTTAAGTTTTTTATGAAATTATACGCGCTAATCTCAGCCATTGCAAACTGGAAAAAGGTAGGCAATGAGCAACCAAAAGAATGGACTGAAATCAAGCATAGCCCTACGTTTAACCTTGATTATAGCGCAAATATAATGTTTGAATTTAAAAATAACAAAAAATGAAAGCAATATCCATCAAACAGCCGTGGGCGAGCCTAATCGCTCACGGTATCAAAGACATCGAGAACCGGACTTGGAAGTGTCCTCAGAAATACATCGGCCAAAGAGTGCTGATTCATGCAAGTAACAGTAAGGGAGTAGGTTGGATAATGAACAGTGAGCAAAGAGTACAAATTCTAGTTCATCCTTCAGAATTAGCAGGTGTAGACTGCAACAAGTTACCTCGTGGTGCCATCATCGGAAGCGTGGTTATAGCCGACTGCGTACAGAACCATCCTTCAGTCTGGGCTGAGAAAGGCTGCTGGAACTGGGTGCTGAAAGATGCGGTACTGTTTGATAAGCCGATTATGAATGTGAAAGGAAAACTTAGTTTTTGGGAGTATAATATAGAAGAAACAAAATGAACCTAAACGAATTAAGAGATAAAGCCTACCAGTGCGCAGTGAAGCACGGATGGCACGAAGAAGAATACAGCAACGAACATTTCCTTTGCCTGGTCATATCCGAATTAATGGAAGCTGTGGAAGCTGACCGGAAAGGGAAACATGCCAATCGGGTCAATTTTGAATATTACATGAAACAGAGGAAACGTGATGATGAGGAATTTATGTACGCTTTCAAACACGGAATCAAAGACAGCGTGGAGGATGAACTTGCCGATGCTTGTATCCGTGTGTTGGATTTGGCCGGATTGAGAGGATATGATTTGGATAGTCTCGACTACGAAGGAAGCGATACGGAAGACTATTCCGATATGACCTTCACGGAGTCCATGTTTAGAATCTGTGTCTATGTCACCGACAACTTCTACAGGGATGAACCATCTATCCTCCTGAATGAGATATTCGCTTTCTGCCGAGATAGAAATATCGACATCTTCTGGCACATCAAGCAGAAAATGAAATACAATGAACTTCGTCCGTACAAGCACGGAGATAAAAACTACTGACCATGAAACACGCATTCTACGCCTTAATCATCATACAAGCCCTGTACGAGTTTGTGAAGCTGTTCAGATGTAAATCTTTATACCGACATGTAAAAGTCTTTCAGAAGCTGGATAAGACAGCAAAAAGCTGGTATCTGATGGCGCATCCATGGCTTCATGTTGCATTCTTCATGGATACCATCGGACTTTTATTGCTGGGGATGGGATTGTTTTCAAGCCAGTGGGTGTGTTTCCTTGTTGTCCTGGTCATGAGCTTCAGCCAGATCCAAAAGCTAGGAGCATGGGCGGTGTTCCTGGACAGTCTGGTAACGGTTATCATCTACGCTTTCGCCATCCTGAATGCATATCACTTGGCATAAAATAAAAAAGGGAGCCAGCCCACACGATTAGAAGCCAACTCCCCCACACGATTATGATGCAAATATAAGAATTTCCAACTAAATAAATCGTGCTATGACAAAAGAATTTTCATCAATCGTGGAGTTGAAATCAATACGTGAACAGAAATCAAGATTATCAGAACGCGAGCAGGAGTTATCCTCCCCTATCCTGACTGATTTTTCTCTCATCCCGGAGATTTATGAGTGGTTCAGGGAGATACTTTCCGGGGCAGATTGTCCGCCCAATCCGGAAAGTGTTACCCAGCGAAAGAAGTTCCTCTTCATTGTGTTGTTCTTGTTCGCCCCTAGTGTGCTTGCCGGCGGACGGCTGCCGAACGGTATCCGAGCAGAAATTTCCGGCGTGTTCCCGGATGTTTCTCCGTGTGTAATATCAAACAATATCGCTGATGTTTCCTTTATCTACCAGCAGTATAAGGATTTCCGGCAGGATATAGAGTACCTTTACTGCCAAATCGTAGAAAGATTGAAATCCAAAGGACTAATCAAGTAACCCCGTTCCGAATGGCTCGGGGTATTTTTATGAAACATATTGCCAATTGTTTGTTCTTGGTTTAAGCAATCTTAGGCTAAAAATCACCATGTTGGTAACTTTGTCTCAAAGAGATAATAACAGCTATCCTCACGGCTGAAAAGTATAAACCCTGCCATCGGTAAGAAGTGAGGAGCTTGCCTTTGGTGGGGTAATTTTTTAATCTAAGATTCACTGAGACATGAAAACAAATCAAGAAATGGTAAGGCAAATGGGGAATTTAGAAGTTATTCAACGCACTGTTGACGGCTATTTCAATGCTACCAGGCTTGTAAAGTTATGGAACGAACGAAACTCCTCAAACAAAGAATTGAAGAAATACTTTGAAAATGAATCAACCAAGGAATTAATCGCTACCATCGTTGAAAAAGAAAATCTAAATGGGCAAAATTCTCCCTATTTAAGTTCACGCGGTAAATGCGGTGGAACCTGGGTTCATCCTGTATTGTTCATTGATTTGGCTATGTGGCTAAATGCGTCATTCAAATATGATGTAATCAAATTCGTTTCTGACCAAATGATTCGTTACCGGAATGATGCTGGGGACGCTTATAGGGAACTCTCTTCTGCCATCATGAAAATCGTTCCCAAAGACTTTATGCCTAAAGCCATGCAGAAGGTCGGTGAAGCCTTGAACTGGGTTATCTTCAACAGTCATGAAAAGATGCTACGTAATAAGCATGGTGAGGAACAAAAACAACGTGAATTGTGGCAGCTTGAAAAAAAGGTTGCTGATTTGGTCAATGAAGGTTTCTTGACCGACTATGAAAGCCTTATCGGATATCTGAGAATTCAATACCAGAAAAGGAACTATCCAAAGGTTTTTGCTAATGCTGGATAAAATATTACAAAAGTAGAAAAGCTGGGTACATGGCGTTCCGGCTTTTAGTCAATAATATACAGAATGGTAATCATCAAACCGTAACACTCAAAATGGATATGCTATAATAGCTTATTAGGCTCCATCCCTATAAAATCAGTTAGTACAGAATGCCAATACGATACATTAGCTCTGCTAGGATGGTAAATTCTTATGCATTTTATCTCATTCTCATTGTCTATAAGATACTTGCCATTATAATAATCTGTACCATCCTCCCAATTTGTGTTAGGCAAATGATTATAAGCTCTATTCCCCCATACAATCAGTAAATTGGGCTTCAGTTCTTTAATTACATTATAGAAAAGAGGAGTGGAAAGAGCATAATCATCATTAGAATATAACACATTTGATGCCTCCTCTATGTATGCAGTTTGAAGAAAATTATAGAAAGATATGCTATTCCATAATTTTAGGCTTTCTTCCATTGTTACATTTTCTTTCCCATAGAAAATTTTGTCAAAGGGGTAAAATGTTTTAGTCATCCACACTTGCTTCTCGCCGATGTCTTTTCTAAAATCAATATATGATTTCACTATCCTTTGTGTAAAATTGCTGCAATCTTCCATTTCCTCAAAAGAGCAATTTCCATAGACACCACATCTATCACATCCACCACAATAATGGCTGTCACCAATAACAAGAATCTTATAGTTCTTTTGTTGGTACTCACTTCCGATCCATGGTTTGAAAAAAGTATCCATACAGTAATAGTTTTAGTAATTTTACAAAGGTTTATAATGGTAATTCTTAGTTATGATATGAAAGCCGGAGCGTTATGCTTCCGGCTTTTACTTATTTTTTTGTTCGGCGAATTATATCAACATCTTTAATTATTACAGGAATACCATTTGCTGTTCCAATTTCTGCGGAGTACCTTTTTTCATCAGTAGAGAAATCCGAATTATTTTTAATATCTTTCACATTTAAATTCCAAGCATTTGCAATTATTTCTATCACTAATCCTCTAAGACTTGCTGAGTCAAATTCATTGAAATGAGGCCAAAATATAGGATTTATAAAGTCATGACATTGTAATATTCCGGGAATTCCCATTTCTGTGTATATAACGTTTTCATTTAATTGAATTTTACATTTATTTTTTGATTCATAATGATATATTGCTGCGTCTTGAACTATTATATATTCATCAAATTTCCCATGACTTATCATTTCTCTAAGTTCGTCATTATTAATCCAACCATCTTTATTTGTAGCATATTTTAATCCGATAGGATTTCCTTTTACAGCTCTAATTAAAGAAGCGCAATCAGCTTCAATAGAAGATGGAAGTTTGTCATTTGATAATAATACAGCTTGCTCTTCCGCCCATTCTTTTAATATTTTATCAGATACAATAGGAATACCAACGTGCCTTGACGCTCTATCACTTTCTCCAATTAAAATACCAAACAAGCCGGATAACCCTGAAGCATATAGTCCACCTATTGTTACAGCTCCTTCAATGCATTCATGTCTAAAATTTTTATATCCTATAGGATGTAAGAATAATCTTCCTACGATACTTCCATCTTCTTCTTTTAAAAGTCGCATATTCTTACTTAGTGCAGTTATAGAATCTTGCGATTCTTTATCTAAAGATTTGAATTTAGATTCTCCAATAATTCTTCTGATAAGTTTTAACGGTGGAATTGTTTTCCAGTCATTAGCTTTTATTAATTTATTCGGCTTATCTTCAAAGAAAAGATTACAATCTAGACTTGGACATAATGATAGTATTACTTCTTTAAGATTAGATAAATGATGTCTCAAGAGTAATGTTTGTATATTCTTTCCATCTGAAAACCATACTCTAATTTTAGTTCCGCCATCTTTTATACATTCATCAACTACAGCATTTCTGAGTATTGGTCTAGAATAAACCCCATTATTAAACTCTAAGACAGTTGTTTGTTCTCTTCCTTGATCAAATCTTTTTGTATATACAGAAACTTTCTTTCCCCACATAAATACAGAATAAAATCCAATTCCATATTTCCCTGTAGAAAGAAATCCCTTACTCTCTAAACCAGGTAATTCTTCATGCATTAAAGAAGACCCCCAAAATGATTCGCCAAAGTCAAGAAAAGGTCCCGTTAAGACTTTGGGAGACATACCAACTCCGTTATCTTCAACTTCTATATAAAATCCATTCTCATCTTTACCTGTTCGAACCCGTATGTCTCCGAAATCTTGTTTTTCATTTTCTAATAATCTTCTTGCTCTTATTGCATCTGAAGCATTTTGAATCAACTCTCTTAAAGGAACTGTAGCGTTGTCTCCATATAAATATTTTCCACCCAGGCTATTTACTAGCTTCGCAACATTTGTTACTTTTATTTGTGTATCAACAGGGCTCCACCCGTCAACTTTTATTAATTTTGAAATTCTATTTGGAGACTCAATGGAAGCAACTCCTATTGGATTTAATCTTGGTCTATTTGTATCAGCCAATAAGGAATCCACTTCTTTCAACTCTTTATCAATCATTCTTAATGTGTCATAACATACCCACCAGCTATCTATCTCATTTATACTAAATGGCGATTTGGATGTGTACACTAATCTATTACGCTCCAATCGAGGTTGGTATAGTTTCTGCTGAAAGTTCCAATGCAAATCCGAATACCCTTTTGGTTTTCTAATTGCTCTTAAGAACTTTGGTGCTCGTCTATCATCTATTTGAATTGCATCAGCGATTCTCAAAATGCAAGCTAATTTTATGACATCTATCGTCCAATTTATAGGGAAATTTCCAGGAGCTCCTAATGTAGTTCCTAATCTATTTTCTAATTCATCTACTGGCCACCAATGGCTATAAGCTATTAATCCTATAATCTGCCCATAAGAACTTCTTAATTCAGGATTATTTATTAGAAATATTTCGCTTCCGTTGTCATCTGTCCAAGAAATCTGCGCTAATTTCCCAGCCTGTTGTGCGTGTAGCTGTCTTAAAACTTGTTCAGTTGCTATTTTTTCTATTCGAGAATCTAAATTTTTAATTTCATCAGGTTTTGCAGGACGATCTAATTCCTTTCTTAGTAATGATGATACAACATCTTTCCAAAGATTACTGCTCTTTAATTCCTCAATTCCATTAGGGAATGCAGCTAATCCCATTCCTAAATCATGTATTAAAAATGCTCCACCTAGAACAAACGCTTCTGCAGGATTTAAGTCCGTATAGTCTTTTGTAACCAATTCTGCAGTATCCCATAAAGCATCAATGTGTGAAATATCATGTACGGTAAATTCTGGTAAAGTTCTATTTATTTCGGAAGCAAGTATTTTTGCACGTTCTCTGAAATGTTCAAACTCTACTCTTAGGATTTCTCTTTCTTTATCGTTTACATCTGGTTCTAATTGTCTGGCTAATGTCTTTTGCCAAAGAGTTGTACTTTCATAATTCATAGTAATACTTTTTTAAGACTTTACTTTAATTCCAAGAATTTGCTCAAATCTCCAAACGAATAAGTCTATAGAGAATTATCACTCAGCTTACACATGTTTTTCGAAATGATACCTATTATATCTTCTACTTATAGATAGAACTTATATCGGAGAAATTAACGTATTTACTTTTTTAAAAGAATCGAATTTTTCCTTATCCAGAGTTCCACCTATTTTACTTAATCTTTCTTCAAAATAGCGGACTATATTTTTATACTTGTTTTCATAGAATTCATTCTTCATATCTTTTTGTGTTTCATATTCTTTCTGTGCTTTTTCATAGAGTTCAATAACACTGAGATAAAACGCTCTAAAATATCTGAGCCTCGCTTCTTCTATCTCTCCTTTCAAAGTCAAAATTTGAGCCTCCCTTATCAGCAAATCTTCAACCGTCTGTTTTTGAACAATACAGCTTTTGATCGCATTTACATTATTCGTCATAACCCAAACCTTGAAAAAAAGAATAATCTGTAGGATACTAAAAATCAGTATTATAATGGATAAAACATCTATCATAGAATTACATTTAAAAATTAGACTTCTGGATTTAACTTGATTTCCTTTCCACAATGAGGACAACGTATCACTCCCTCTTTGGGCTTATCAAATAGGTCCGTTACAGGCACATCTAAAGCAGTTGCAATCTCTTCTAGTCGGCTTATATTAGGGTTTCCATTCAGAGATTTAGATAGTCCAACCTCTGTAATACCTATCATGCTTGCAAGGTCTTTAAGCATTATACCTTTTTCTCTGCAAATTTCTTTTATTCTAAAATTCATAATTAAACGGTTTGTTTATTTCGCAAATATAGTCAAAATTCATTAATAGTATAAGAAAGTCAGTAAAATAATACTGATAGTTTAAATATTAGTATTTATTAACCATATTCTTGTAGATTATAATTATACTATCTGTATATTTGTGTAGTAATAATTAAACAGATAGTATAATTTTAATACACACGATTATGAAGACATTAAAAGAACAAGTAGAAGAGATTAAGAGCATGAAAGGTTCTAAGGCAGCAAAGAAAGCAGCTTTCGTCAAATTGGGTTTGAGAAAGTATGAAGTTGAGTTGCTTATGTCTGAATTGCCTAAAACAGTCAGAGAAACACACAAGTTCACTTTTGGTGTTGAGATTGAATGCCTGGTAGCCGCAAGCCTTATGAGAGAAAGTGCAACAAGAAACGAAATGCCTTTTCAGTATGAGGGTTATAATCACGTTGACAACAACCACTATTACAAGTTCGTATCTGATTCTTCTATAAGAGGTGAGAACCCTATCGAATGTGTTTCACCGGTTCTTACTGGTAAAGGGGGGATGAAAAGCCTAGAAACATGTTGCAAAGCTTTAAATGAAGCAAATGCACAAGTGAATATCTCTACAGGCTTACATGTTCATATCGGGGCTGCAACTCTGTCCGGCGAAGCCTATGTAAATGTGTTCAAGAATTATCAGAAACTAGAGAAGGTGATTGATACTTTTATGGCTCGTTCAAGACGTGCAAACAACAGCCAGTGGTGCAAGACTCTTCAAGGTATAAGTTTTGAATGTTGCAGAACGAGATATGACGTTCTAAACGTAATGAGAGACAACAGATATTTTAAGGTGAACGCCTGTTCTTATGCTCGTCACAAGACTATAGAGTTCAGACAGCATCAGGGTTCTACGGACTTCGAAAAGATTTCCAACTGGGTTAACTTCTGCGCCAAGCTGGTTGCCTGGTCAAAGAAGAACGTGCTGAGTTCAGATATTAATTCAATTGACGAGATACCTTTCTTGACAAAGAAAGAAAAGTCATTCTTCAAATCACGTGCTGAGGTTCTTGCATGAGCCTCGCACGATTAAAATCAGAGAATATGTGCTGTATTATCTATAAGCCAAAGGGTGTTCAGATGCCAACTCTGGACACCTTGAATAAAGTTCAGAGAATCAATCATCATGGTTACGGATTTGTTTCTTCAAAGCATAGATACAAGACAATGGATTATCAGAAGTTTTTGGTTCATCTTTCAAAGGTGGGTATTGAAGAAGAATGTATCATTCACATGAGGTGGGCAACGCATGGTTCTAAGTGTAGAAAGAACTGTCACCCGTTTGTCGAGAATGGCATTTATTTTGCCCATAATGGCGTTTTGCCTATTCGGTCAGTAAATGATATGACAGACAGCGAAATCTTCTTTAGAAGCCAAGTTTACCCCCTTGTAATGAAATACGGGTATGAATCGAAAGTGACAGAATCCATGATGATGGCTGCCGCTGGCAGTTCTAAGTTCGCCATGATGTACAAAGGAAAAGTAAAGCTGTATGGCGATTACACGAAATTAAACGGTGTGTATTATTCTAATTTGAGATGGTTATGATAAAGAACATTTTAGAAAGCCTGAGAGAGAAAGTAGAAAGCGGTAAAATAACCCTTTCGGAAGCAGCAGTAAAGCTTTACAATGCAGGTTGGACTAATTTTATTGATATTGAAGTAACTAAGAGATTATTGAAACTATGAATGAGAAAGAAATCCTGCAAGAAATAATCGAGTGGCTGGGTAATGATACCAGCTACTTGTCTACAAGAACAGACTATGCCAGAGGGTATAAATCAGGTATAGAATGTGCAAAAGAAATTGTTGAAAGCATCATCAATAAACACGACCCTGATTTATTATCAAACAATTAGCAAATTGTTTCGTATGCGTTGAATCGTTATTCAAAATTGTCTTCATAATGGGGTATCTTTGTGATAAAGGTACTATCGCGGAATGGAGCAGATGGTTAGCTTACCACTTTGACTTGGTGGGGGTCACAGGTTCGAGTCCTGTTTCCGCAACTAACATTTAAAATTTACACGATTATGGAAATACTTACACTTATCATCAAACAGAAGTTCTTTGACGAAATCTTGTCAGGCAAGAAAACACAAGAATTCAGAGAAATCAGGCCTACAACACAGAAGAAATACTGCCAGCTTGACGCTGATGGCTATTGTGTCGAGAAAGACGGTGTTTTACAGCCTAAGCATTACGATGCTATCCAGTTTTTTGTAGGCTACAATAAAGACAGAGCCAGCGCACTGGTAGAAGTCAAAGACGCCAAAATAGAGCTGTTTGAAGATGAGAATCACAATCTGATTGAATACACCTATCAGGGTGAGATATATCTGGCTGCACAGGTCGTTTATGACCTTGGCAGAATTATTGAAAAGCATGTTTAACCCTTTAAATTTTCGTTGAGTCAGAACAAACAGAAGCACATTTTCAACTGGTGGCTACCGTGGTGGCCGTAGAGGTTTGACTACAGAGAATGGTGGTCTCTCTCAGGGTGGCAGATTTATCACCCGAAGACAGCAGTATTATAATGTCCGCACAGGACTTGGCATGAGTGGCGGATAATGACACTGCAAGAAAGGACATACAGCCATATTGACCTCGTCAGACAGAAGACTGACGGGGTTTTGCTGTTTCTGTCGCTGGGTAAGGATTCTTTGGTATTGCTGGACATGATCTACCCGAAGTTTGATAGAATAGTCTGCGTGTTCATGTACTTTGTCAAAGGCTTAGAGCACATCGAAAGATGGATTGGATGGGTAAAAGCCAAATATCCGAAGATAGAGTTTGTTCAGGTACCCCACTGGAACCTTACCTACATTCTTCGCGGTGGCCTGTATTGTGTGCCAAACCACAAAGTGAAGCTTTTGAAGTTGGCTGATGTTGTGAAAGCCATGCAGCTCAGATATGGACTTTACTACACTTTCCTGGGCATGAAGAAGGCCGACGGCATGAACCGCCGCCTGATGCTGAAAGGTTATGAAGCAAACGGGTATGAGAACAACGGAATGTGCTATCCTCTGGCAGATTGGACGCAGAAAGACATTCTATCTTACATGAAGCAGAACGGGCTGCCGGAACCTGTCAGATATTCACTGAAGGCCAGTTCGGGTGTAGGCTTTAATCTGGATTGTATGTTATGGCTGGAGAAGAATTACCCGCAAGATTTACAGAGAATTTACAATGTGTTCCCGATGGCTGAGAGAATCCTTTGGGAACATAAAAATAAACAAAATTAATAGGAGGAATGTAGAGTCAGAAGAAAAAGTTTAAATGATATTAATGCTCAAGCTGCAAGATTAAGAGCTCAGCTACAAGGAGCACAACGGTATGCAGATGGAAGTAATAGAGCTGCAAGAATTTCACAAGCAGCCGCACAAGCAAGAAGGGTTCGAGGAATGGGACTTCTTGGAGCAAGAGATTCATCAGGGAAATTGAGGGATAGAACGACTCGGATTGGTACAGGCCGATTCGCTAATGTAAACGGATGATATGGAACTGAGCAAATATATTAAGAGTGAATCGGTGGAACTTAACCGTTCCGCCATTCACTTTGCTGATTATAACCCCAGAAAACTTTCTGAGGAATCCCGTAAGACATTGAAGCGGGGTATTAAGAAATTCGGGCTGGTTGGAGGTATCGTAGTCAACAAGCAGACCGGACTGACCGTCGTCAGTGGCCACCAGCGTCTGAGCGTGATGGATGAACTGCAGAAGTTTCCTGAAAATGACTACAGAATTCGCGTTGATGTCATTGACGTGGACGAGAAGCAGGAAAAGGAATTGAACATCCTGATGAACAATCCTAACGCGCAAGGTTCATGGGACTATGACGCTTTGGCCCGGATGGTTCCGGATATAGATTACCAGGATGCCGGATTAACGGCCGCTGATTTGAATATGATAGGCTGTGATTTTCTTCTCCAGACAGAAGAAGAAAGCTCTATTGCCGATGCCCTAGAGGATATGATGGCACCAGTCACAGAACAGAAAGAAGCTGAGAAAGCCGCAAAGCAGATGGAAAGAGCTGAAAAGGTAGCTCACATGAAAGAAGTAAAGCAGCAGGTGAAGAATGCAGCCCAAAAGCAGGCCCAGGATATGGACGCTTATCTGATGCTTTCCTTTGACACATTCGAAGCTAAAGCAGCCTTCTGTGAAAGATTCGGTTACGACCCCTACTCCAAGTTTATCAAGGGTGAGGTATTCGATGAACAGATAGAAAGAATTGAATGACAACATGAAATTTTAGGAGGAAAGCCGAGTCAGAAGAAAAACATATAGTCAGTTGTATCAACAGTCAAGACGAATAATGTACAACGCCGGAAGGCAATACGGGCTTGGTACAGACAGACAAAAAAGTATAAGAGACAGAACGAAGTCTATAATGGAAAGATATGCGGCAAGGATAGACAGCTATTTCTCAAAGAGAGGGATTGATATTTATGGTGATAAGCCTGTTTCTCGCCGCATTTATATGGGTAACAATAACGGATGATTAATTATGAAAAGTGAATCTCAAAAAAGCAAACATACAGGACGAAAGCCCAAATTCGATTACAAGAGTGAGGAATTCCTCTCTCAGGTGGAGACGTATGCCAAAAAGGGATTCACGGACAGAGAAATCGCTTTTGCGTTAGGCTTGGCTCCCCAAACGTTTTGTGAGAAGAAGAATGAGCACTCTGAATTATGCGAAGTATTAGCGCGCGGGCGTGCGACCATCACTGCAGCTGTACGTGCCAAGTTCCTTGCTGTAGCTTTGGGCGGTATTAAGACCAAGAGTACTGTAGTAAGAAAGCTGAAAGACCAGGACGGAAACCTGACAGGCGAAGAAGAGCTTCAGGTAAGTGAAAGCGAGCTGGCTCCCAACCTTCAGGCAATGTCTGTCTGGCTGTATCATCACGATGATGAATGGAGGAAGGTTGAACGCCGTCAGGACGAAGACGCAGATATTCCAAAGGATATTAACCACGGAATTTCTATCGACTCATGGATTAAAGACAAACTGAAATGATTGTACCCCAGACGATATATCATCCTTTGTACACTGATGGTGAGAAGTTTATTATTCTCATTACTGGTGGCCGTGGCTCGGGGAAGTCTTTCAACGCTTCCACTTTCATCGAGAGATTGACATTCGAGATGACTCCCACAGAGAAGATAGTCCACCAGATTCTATATACCCGTTACACGATGGTATCTGCCGGGATGTCTATTATTCCTGAAATGATGGAAAAGATAGATTTGGATGGAACCACGAAGTATTTCAAGACCACCAAAACCGATATAGTAAACCGGATGACCGGCAGCCGTATCATGTTCCGTGGTATCAAGACTTCTTCCGGGAATCAGACGGCCAAGTTGAAATCAATTCAGGGTATCACCACCTTTGTCTGTGATGAAGCAGAGGAATGGACCAGTGAGGAAGAGTTTGACAAGATTATGCTCTCCATCCGTAAGAAGGGAATTCAGAACCGGATTATCATTATCATGAATCCCTGTGACTCCAATCACTTCATCTACAAGAAATACATAGAGAATACTCACCGGCTGGTGGAGATTGACGGCGTTCAGGTGCAAATTTCCACCCATCCGAATGTACTTCATATCCATACGACTTACTGCGACAATATAGAGAACCTTTCTCCTGAGTTCCTGAGAGAAGTCAAGGAAATGAAAGAGAAGAATCCGGAGAAGTACGCTCATGTGGTTATCGGTCGATGGGCGGACGTGGCCGAAGGTGCCGTGTTCAAGAAATGGGGTATTGTGGACGAGTTCCCCATGTGGTGCAAGAAGGTGGCTATCGGACAGGACTTTGGTTATACCAATGATCCATCGGCTTCTATCCGGTGTGGAATCATTGACAATGCGCTTTATCTGGATGAAGTGGATTATAGAACTGGATTACTTTCTGGGGATATTATAAAGACGCTACGCCCGTGGAATTTGAGAGTGATTGCCGACAGTGCGGACCCGCGACTCATCCAGGAGATTCATAACGGAGGGATTAAAATATACGCGGTAGAGAAAGGGCAAGGTTCTGTCAATGCCGGTATTGACAAGATGCAGGGAATGGAAATATTCATCACCAAGCGTTCTTATAACCTGCAGAGAGAGTTCAGAAATTATGTCTGGGCAAAGGATAAGGACGGAAACTACATCAACGAGCCGGAAGACCACGATAACCACGGTATTGATGCTGCACGCTACTATGTGCTGGGAGAACTTCTCGGTAGAATTATGAAACCCAAAGACGTTTCAGGAATATTTGGACATTAAACTTTGAAATATGACTTTAGAAGAAATTTTAGCTATGCCGGAAGTAGAGAGAAAAATCTACTATCTGAAAAAAGGACGAAAGACTGAGCAACCAAACGCTCACGCTCTTTACAATGACTGGAATCCGAACAAGCACGAGATAGTGATAGATGAAGAGAAATACCCGAAAATCAAAATTACGACCCAGCCTGAGAAACGGATTACAGACCCTACAACCGGGAAAGAATATGTTGAGCCGGCGGTAAGGAAAGAAGTTGACCCGAACAGGATTGCTCTTCCTATCGAGCAGGACATCGTGAACATTCAGACTGCCTTCACCGTGGGAACAGAACCGGTCCTTGATTGCCAGCCGGACCAGTCGGAAGAAAGCCTTCTTTCCACATTGAAGCAGGTGTTCAAGAAAAACAAGTTGAAATACCAGAACAAGAAAGTAGTCCGGGCATGGCTGGCCGAGCAGGAAGTGGCCGAATACTGGTATGTGGTGAAGGATGACGGCTTCTGGGCAAAGCTCAAACGAAAGATTTCAGGAATCTTCGGCAAATCAAAACCTGAATACCGTCTGAAGAGTGCCATCTGGTCTCCGTTCCGTGGCGACAAGCTCTACCCTTTCTTCAATGACCAGGGGGATTTGGTGGCCCTATCCCGTGAATATAAGAAAAAAGACCTGAACGATGTGGAGATTACCTGCTTCATGACCATTACCAAGGACATGGTTTATCAGTGGGAACTGACAAGCAACTGGACTGACAAAGGCTCATTTGCACATGGATTCAAGAAGATGCCGGTGATTTATATGTACCGTCCGGAAGCGTACTGTGAAAAGATAAAGAGCCTCCGTGTAAGACTGGAGAAGCTTCTCTCAAACTATGCAGACTGTATCGACTACCACTTCTTCCCTATCCTCATGCTTTTTGGTAACGTGGAGAATTTCTCAGGTGAGTTCAAGAACCGTGTTGTCGAGCTGACCGGCCAGGGAGCAAATGCCCAGTATCTTACCTGGTCACAGGTACCTGATACTGTCAAGTTCGAGGTGGAGACGCTGTTAAGTCAGATATACGGACTGACCAATACGCCCAGAATCTCTTTTGACTCCCTGAAAGGTACAGGAAACGCCGTTTCCGGTGTGACTTTCGATTATGTGTTTATGTCCACCCACCTTAACGTAGAAAATCTGAACGAGATCGTCGGCGAGTTCATGCAACGACGTGTAAATTTCCTTGTCTCCGCGTTGGGTTCCGTGAATTCCACCCTTGAAGAAGCCTCCGAGACTATTGACGTGGATGTGCAGATGCAGCCATATAAACTGGAGGACATCAAAGACAAGATAGACACAGCTATCAAGGCCAAGGACGGTGAAATCTGGTCGCAACAGCGGGCCATCACCTTCGTGGGGAACGTGGATGCAGTTATGGATGAGATTGAAGCCATCAAGGAAGAGCAATCTGAGAAACAGAAGAACGACATCGAGAAGCAGAAACAGCTTTCCTCTCTTAAAAGTTCCAGCAGTAAATCTGAAGAATAGAACAACCCAGTCAGAATATTTACGGGGATAATACAAAACAGAATGATATAAATCTAAAATATTTACCAATTGAGTAGCGGTATCTTTCGAGGTATCGCTATTTTCTTTATCATAGTAAAAACATGAATACTTCTTTGTAATTATTCGTTATTTTACTATATTTGCATCGTAATTAAGTCTTAAACGCTATGAGCTACAAATCAGTTAAAGACGTTGTAACGCTGCTTACTGAAAATGGCTTTTGGTTCGTGAGGCAGAAAGGCAGTCACATGGTTTACACTGATGGTAGCCATGTAGTGATTGTCCCAGACCACGGCAAGAAAGGCGTTGAGAAAGGCACTTATTACAACATTCTGAGGCAAGCGGGGCTAAAATAGCCCCCGCCTCTTTTGTTTAACGATAAAAAGGAGGTCAGTATGAAAATCGTAGAAGTGATTGTAGAACATGCTGGAAATAATCTTAGTGCCTATATTGAAGGTGCTCCGGTGATTACTGTCGGTAACGACGTGAAGGAAATCGAAAAGAACATGAAGGAGGCTGTTGAACTTTACTTGGATTCATGTAATGAAATGAACATCGCTCCAGTGGAAATTTTGCAGGGAGAGTTCACATTGAAGTTCAAGATAGATGCTGCCACCTTCATCAACTATTACAGCAGTATCTTTACCAAAGCTGCTTTGAGCCGGATAACCGGAATCAATGAACGCCAGTTGTGGCATTATGCGGCTGGAGTACACAAACCACGTAAACAGCAGTTGGAGAAGATTCAGAAAGGTATTAATGCTCTGACAGAAGAACTGTCTGCTATAAATTTGTTGTGATTTTATGTCTGAGCTAATTTCTAAAATATGGAATTTCCTTGAAAATAAAAGAATTTCAGTCCCAAGAAAAATATCCATCACTATACTGATAATATTATCAATATTGTTTGTTGATAATATTGTAGGATTTTCTTACTTATACATAAATTCTCAAGAACTTGATTATTTATTAAAAATTGAAAAAACAAAAGTAGCATTAAAGCAAGATACAATAACTTGTAAGTTACTTGATGAAATGAAATATGATTTTATTAATAGGAAAACAGTAGTAGAGCAATTTCTTGAATTATTTGATAATCAGTCTACATTAGAAGATAAGATTTCTAATAATATGCAAGAAATCGATAGGAAAAATATCCAAAGAAATCAAATTTTGCATACAGTATCTTCTTCTTTATTTTGGATTATATGGTTAATAATATTTTTGTTTATGCTTATAATATCTCCATTTGCTCCACCTGAAAATAAATGGGGTTTAATATTAGGAATGGTGATAGGGATTAGTGGAATGTCCATTTTAATTTGGGTAACACAATGGATGTTCGGGCTATTACCTATATTCTTTAATCGTCCGTGGATAAATTACACATTGCAGTTTATTTTAAATCTAATTCCGATATTTATTTTAACGCGTGGAAGTATAAGGAACAAATTGATAACTTAATAAATAATCAGTTTAGCGTGATTACTTAGGTAATCACGCTTTCTTTTTGTCTAAAAACGAACATTCTCCCAATTGTTTCGTATCGTTAGCCTTAAAATTTCCCCTTCCCTTTCTCTATAAGTAAATTTACCGTATGAAATTATTAATCAAACTCATACGGTATGACAATCTTTGAACAAATCTTGGCAGGACTGCAACAGAAATTCGCTGGGGTGGACACTGCCACACTCACCCGTATCGCCACAAAGAAGGCAGAGGGTGTAACGGACGAAACGAAGGTGACCTCCATCGTTGAGGGTATCTCATTTCAGGACGTGATGCAAAACTATGGTGATTTCCGTGCAGGACAGGCGCAGACTTCCGCTGTTTCAAACTACGAGAAGAAGCATGGACTGAAAGACGGAAAACCAATCGAGAATCCGAAACCAGAACCACCGAAACCAAACGACCCTCCAAAGCCGCAGGAGACAGACATCGCAAAGATGATTGCCGATGGCATCGCCGCCGGTATCAAGCCGTTTGCCGACAAGCTGGCCAAAATGGAGAAAAATGAAGCGCAGGCGCAGCGCAATTCTCAGATTTCAGTAGTGGCGAAGAAGTACGGTATTCCCGAATTTATGCTGAAAGACCGCAACATTCCCGAAAACACCGACTTGGACACTTATTTCAAGGACATGAAGCAGGATATGTCTAACAACGGTTTTCAGTTCTCCAAAGCTCCTGAAACTGCCGAACAGAAGCAGGAGAAGGAAGCGAGCGAGTTCGCCAAAATGATTGAGGCGGACACAAAATCTATTGTCGAACAACAAAACAAGTAATTTATGTCAGCAGGATTTAAGTACAACATTGAGCCTGAACCGTCCATCGAGGAACGCTATGATGTTTCTACCGGTGTAAGACGCAGAGGGTCTTACAAGCTGGATACGGCCAACCTTGTCGCTGGTTCGTTTCTTCCATCCTTCACACCGATTGCCGCCGACTTGGTGAAGAAGACCGCTCAGGTGGCTATCCGTGTAGAAATCTATGAAAAGTTTACCACCGGTTCCAATACCACATTGAAAATCAAGAAAAACTCTTTGGCTTATGTGGGTATGCATCTGGGTAATGGTTCTCATGGGGCTACCATCAACAGTATTGACAAATCAAACAAAGATTTCGATAAGTTGACGCTGTCTGCCGACTTTGGCGAAATATTGGAAGCTGGTATTGTACTCTATGAAGCTACAGCGGTAAGCGGCACAACTCCGAAAGTCATTGCTAACTCAGCCTTGTACGGAAGAGTACAAGTAGAAGAAGGAATTGTATTAGTTGCTCTTTTGATGCGAGCATTCGAGATTGAGCCTACCAAATTGGTTATGCCTTTCTCTGACATTGACAAGGCCAACATGCCGCATTTCCAGTTCAACGCTCCTGACGTTACTCAAAGTGGAAAGGCTGTAGTTGCCAAAGCGTCTTCCAGTCAAGATGGCTTGATGAGTAAAGAAGACAAAGCTAAATTGGATGGTATCGCATCCCAAGCCAACAAATTCACTTTGTCTGCAGCAACATCTTCTGCTCTCGGAGGTGTAAAGCAGGGTGTTAAAGTGGATGATGCTACTGGGCAGGAAGATGCACATACAAAATTGAATGCCCTTCTGGCATCTTTGAGAACAGCAGGTGTAATTGCAAGCAAATAAAGAAAGGAGGTAAAACATGATGCTAACTATTCATACTCTGTTTAATGACCCCAATATCGTAAACGCCGTTATCCAGCGCGTCCTTCAGACTCGTAAGGATACAATCTACTGGCAGCAGTATCTTGATTTCCGTAGAACGACTACCCGTGTATTCAAGGACTACATCGGTCAGGTTACTGGAGTGATGGCCGGTTCTATCAATTCTCGTTATGGCGAGAAGCCTATCCGTGAACGCCGGAATATCGGTTCAGGATATGGTGAAATCGCTTATCTTGGCGATGCTTACCAGATTTCCATTGACCGCCTGTCCGAACTTCAGGACTTGATTGACAAGTTTAACGCTGCTAAACCTGCTGACCAGGTAGCAGCCATGCAGGAAATCGTGAATTTCATCTATGACGATTACCGCCAGGTACTTTTGGCAGCTCACAAGCGCATGGATATTATCGTAGGTTCACTTCTGATGACCGGAGAAGCAGCTGTTAAGAACAAGGACGACAATGCCGGAGGCGTTGACCTTCTCAACATTGAATTGCCGTTCAAGTTCATCAAGCCTGATACTGGTGCGAAGACGAACTTCATCACCTATTTGCAGCAGCAGATTAATGCACTGAAAGCGGACTACGGTAATTTCCAGAAGATGATTATGTCACGAGGAACTTTCGTGAAGAATATCATCGGGTCGGCTGAGTTTGGTGACAAGTTCAAGATGCAGCTTACAGGAAATGAGATGTATCTTTCAACTGGTTTGATTACATCTCAACTGGCTTCCCAAGTATTCACTGGCATCGGGCTTCCGGCCATTGAAATCAAGGAAGATTACGTGAAAGACCAGACCGGGAAGAACGTGCAGATTTATGCAGACGACCGTATCACCTTGCTTCCGCAGGATAAGGTCGGTTATATGCGTTTCCACACTCCGTACGAAGCAGTGGACGGCGTACCGGGACGTAACTACACCCAGGCAGACGGTGATATGCTTATTTCCGGTTACAAGGACAAGAACGGTCGTTATTTGGAATACACTGCAGAGTGGATTCCTCAGATTACGAACCCGAATCTGATTGTGAACTTTGATTTGTCAACCATGAACGCATGACAGTAAACGACTACATATCACAGAAGTTTCAGACCTTCGGCATCAACTTGTCGGAGGCTGACCTTTTGGAGATAAGTTTGTCTTCAGAAGTAAGCGGAGAGGATGAGATGGGCCCGTCAAACATCGGACTTGTTTCGGTGTCTATGGCGAAGTTTATCCCCTCTCTTCTACTTCGTGCTACTTCCATCAGCGAGAACGGTTTCTCTATGTCCTGGGACACCAAAGGCTTGAAGGAATACTACTCATTCTTGTGCAAGAAGTATGGCCTTGAAGACACACTGTCAGATAAACCTAAAGTCAGATTCCTATGATATTCGCGCCACATATATTACAAATCAAGGTTACTACTCCAATGGAAACAGACGAGTTCGGCCGGCCTATTCCCGGAACCGGTGGAGAAAGCTGGCAGGACGTATGTAAGTGCCGGTGTGATGATAACTCCACCAAGGAGTTTACTTCGGAGAACGGCGAGGTGTACCGACCGAACTATCACATAGTCTGTGAAAAGAAAACCTCCCTGAAGGCTGGCGATGAAGTCAGATGTATGGATGGCGATAATACCAGGGGAACTGGCAAGGTTTACATGGTGAAGAATACGAATTATTTTGGTTACTCAGAGATATGGCTGTAAAGTTTGATTTTTCGGACGTGGACAGCTTTTTCGACCAAGGTTATGCCGAGGTGAAAGCTGTAGAAGAGAGGGTCGGAAAGGAAGCTGTCGATTATGCTATAAAGAACGGTAGTTATCAGAACCGGACCGGAACGCTCCGTAAGTCAAACAAGTATTCAGTTGAGGATGATGGACTGGTGATAAGAAACGATGCTGAGTATGCCTCACACGTGGAATCCAAAGGTTACGAAGTTTCAACTGGTGCAGCCTTATTTGCTGAGAGACGATTAAAGGAGGAAATCAAATGAAACGAATATTCAAGTATGAACTGATGGTCGCAGACCACTCAAAATTATGTCTGCCTATCGGAGCAAGAATATTATCTATTCAAGCACAACGGAATGCAATTTGCTTGTGGGCAGTAGTAGATGAATGTCAAAAAGAATTGTGTTTAGTGGATATTTTTATGTATGCAACAGGACAAAATATATCTGATAAAGATTTGTCAGACAAAAGATTTGCAGGTACTGTTCAACTTGGAGAACTGGTTTTTCATGTATTCCTTCAGTATGATAATAATATTCAATATCTTATTGTATGATAGTAACTACTGACATAGCGAACATTCTCTACCGTGACTGCAAGTCTTTCGGGATTGATATCGTTCCCCATGGCAAGAAGCTGACAGGGGCGATAAAGTCCGAAAGGATTGTCATTCACGCCAAGAAGCAACAGCCGGGCATATACTGGAAGAAATCTTTCGTCGAGGTGAACATTTGTGTTCCCGATTTGAAGGAAGGCGAAGCCAATACCATCCGGCTGAACGAACTGGAGAAGCAGGCACAGGGATTGTTTGACGGTGTTACCGGTCGCTATGACGGTACAACCTATCATTATTCTATCGAATCAATTGGAACGGAGGAGGACACTGCTTTAAAGTGTCACTATGTGAATGTAAGAATTTTGTTTGAAGTTTTAAATGTGAAATAATATGGCAGAAGCAAAGAAAGTCACAGCCGCGAATATCAAGAAGCTTTGGTATGGCGAAACAAACGAGATTACCGCAGATTTGACAGGACAAGCCTTGCATACTCTTTTACAGGGTGAAGCATTGAAAGAAATCAAGAATATCCATCAGGATACATGGACGATTGAAGAAGCAGAAGCAAGTCGTACAAATTACAAGAACCAGCTCACGAATCAGACTTATCGAAGTGATAAGGAAATGGGTGATGTTACTGTAAACTTCACTATTGGAGAATACGACTATCCTACTAAGAAAGACCTTATGGGTGGTGATATTATTAACACTGATAAGGGTTGGAAACGAGCAAGAGGCAAGGTAAACATTGAGAAGTTACTTGTCGCTTTGACTGACGATGACCAGTATTGTGTGATTCCCCGTGCTGACATCGGTGCACGTGAAGCCACAACAGACAAGGCTGTCGGTATTCCTGTAAGTGCGGTGGAACTGGAACCACAAAATGCAGAAGTTGCACCGGAATACTGGTTTGACTCATCTGAAGTAACAGCAGGTGCTTAATGCCTATCCAATAGGTAGAGATTGAATTCCATAACAGGGGTGGGCTTTATGGCTTCACCCCTTAATTTTTATCTTTTATCAGAATGAATCAAGGAGCAAAAATAGTAACTGAATCCATTATCGGAAGTGATTTCAGAACGGTGTTTGTCGCTGGGAAAGCCTACACGGTCTACCCTCCTACTATCAACAAACTGGCCGGAGCAATCTCCCATTTGTCAGGCGTACAAGAAGCAGACAATTTGAAAGAAGTTCTTCTCTCCCTGGGAGAAAGTGAGGTCTACAGCAGGGCTCTTTCCTGGCTGATAGCTGGTGACGAAAACTTGAGTGAAGAGTTAGCCAAAGGAACATACGAAGAAAACGTAAATGCTTTAGATGAAGCACTCTCTATGATTGACTCAAAGGTTTTTCTCAAAGCTGTCAGCTTGGCGAGGAACGTAAGTCTACTGGCAGCGAAACCGAGGTTGTAGGCAATGAAACTCTCTTGGGGCAGATTGCATCGTTCATGGAAAATCTGCATCTGTCATACCGAGAAGTGGTCTATGAGATACCATACAGGAATTTAGTATTAATGCAGCGTGACAAGCTCCATGCAGTTACCGGAACCAAGGTTACAAAGGTGAAGGGTAAGGACATGGCTTCACGCAGAAGAAGAAACAAGAAATAGATATGCCAAAGTTATCAGAGATTTTTATATATTTGTCTAACAATTAAATTTTAAAGCCGAGTCAGAAGAAAAAGTTTAGACGATTTAGCCGCTCAAAGATGGCGGTTGGCTCAGAGCAATATATCTGATGCCAGAATGAGAAGAGTAAATACAGCATATCACAGGTATGCACGTAATATTCATTCCCGTGTAGGAAATATGGGACAATTTACAGACGAGCAATATGCACGTAAGTTTAGCACACGTACATACATGGGGCTTAATGGCGGATAATTTAAGGCGGGAAATCCCGCCTTATTTATTTTCTATGTATTTCTATTATTTTACCTAAATGAAAAGCTATTTGCCAAAAAGCATATAAATCAGCACGTATCATATTTGGTATGAACCTAAAGCCGTCAACCTCTACTAAAGCCGTATCACGTTCTTTGGCATATCCAACGGCAATATACAAATATTTGTAAGGTTTAGGTACAAACGGAAAATTTCCGTTATTATAATCGTCAATGAAATATTCTTTATCTGGTTGGGTTACATCAGGATTAAGAACATATTTGCCATTTCTATCTTTGAGCAAATAACGATTTGCGGTAATACCCTCTTTGATTTCTCTATACTCTTCTTTCTTTGTGCCTGCTATTATCTGGTCAAAATAAACTTGCTTTATAGGTAAATAAAGGGTATTCTCTTTAGTAGGCGTTTCCATGATGTTTAATCTTTCATTTTTAATAGTCTCTCCAAATCCTCAAAAGAATGAACCTCATAGAGAGTTCCTTTCACTTTCACGTAGCCATTTACTTCGGAATTTAAAGACTGGCTGTTTACAGATGATGGTATATATCCATCAATAAGCTCTATTACTTGAACACCTAATGTATTTGCGATTTCTTCAAGCATTTTTGTTGTTGTACCATTGCTTAAAGAACGGCTTAAACTCTCTGGGGTTCTTCCCATTTGTACAGCAAGGTCTTTCATCATAATACCTTTTTCTCTACATATTTCTTGTATTCTATACTTCATACATTTTTGTATAATTGATTCAGTAGTGCAAATATAGAGCGAATTATACATAAATGTATATTTAAAGAATAAAATAATGTTAAACAAGCGCAGAATTATACATTTATATTTGTTTGCAATTATACAAGTTTGTATATTTGCAACGTGATAATCAACGAGACATATACAAGAATGTATAATTAAATAAAATATAAGAACTATGGCAACAGAAAAGAGAAACCTATTAAAAGAGATTATGAGCCTTGCTTGGTCATTTGTACGCAAGAACGGTTATTCAATGAGTGAAGCATTAAAAGTAGCATGGACTAATATCAAACTTCGTGCATTGCTTCATAAGAAGGTGGTTGAGTTCTATTTCAAGAAAACAGACGGCACACTGCGTCAGGCTTTCGGTACTTTAATGAGTGGCAGAATACCTGAAACAAAGGGTACGAAGAAAACGGTAGATAACTGTCAAGTGTATTTCGATTGCGAAAAAGAAGAATGGCGTTGTTTCAAGAAGTGTAACCTTATAAAGATAGCATAATTATGAGCACAGAAATGGTAATGAATGCAAGCAGTATTCAGATTAGCGAAAAAACAAAAATGTTAATGAAATGCCGTGCCGCATTAAGCGATTTATACAACAATGTAGATGATATAGTTAGTAATGATGATGAAGTCAACTATAATAATTTGTTTGATAAGTTTGAATCAGCATTTCAGAATCTTGATGAAAAATTAGTAGCATTATTAAATGCTCGTATTGAAGTTGTTTCAGTAAATAAAAACTATAAAATGATGTAATTATGGCAAAGATAGAACTAAGAGAAAGCGATATGCAGAGAGCAAGAAACCTTAACCGTAAAAATGGATGGGGGTTAACAGCCGACCAGATGAAAAGAATTATATCGGCATACGAGAAAGGCGACAATTACAAGCGTGCTTTGATTGAGTATCGTTTGACAGATATAAACTACCACAATGAGATAGAACTTCTGAAAGATGGTAAATTCAATGAGTTAAAAGAACAAGTAAAAGAATGGTAATTATAAAACATATATAAAGATGGAAACAATCGTAAATAAAAGCAAAATGGCAAAACAAGAAATAAGTTACAATGAAGAAAGGGCTCAAATGTTAAAAGAGTTGCATAGCCATAACCTTGCAGACCGAATAACAAATATGCCAATAAGCGAAAACACACGAGCAGCCTTATATTTTAAAGGTAAGGTTCAAGATGTTATAGATACCCTTTTCTCACTTCACTATTTGATATATAGAGAACCTGACGACAAGACAACAGAAATGTTTTGTAAAGCAGGCGAAATGCTTAATGAACTTGCCGACAAATACATAATTGAAAGTATAAGTGACAACATAGGCCCTCGCATGACAGAGATATAAAGCAATTCAAACTCTCACACACGATTATTTTGAAACAATCAGCCAAATGTTTGTTCTGATTACGGCAATTTTTAGGACAAACATTTGGCGGTTGGTAACTTTGCCTTAGAACGAAATGCGCTTCGTGGCAGTTGCGTTACAAGGATATTCAAGGCATTTCTTTCAAGGGGTAAACTGCCACTTTAGACCTCTTTTAAGATTTGCCTTTTTATATGTCAGGCGTGACAGGTCAAGGCAAGACATTCAGGTGTGCATGGGTTCAAATCCCAGCTTGCTACTAATTCGGTCAAAATAAAATCCCCAAAGGCGAAAATGACCGAGTCGCCAATGGGGATAAAGTTAAATTCAAACTGGGACAAAAGTATGAATAAAATCCAGATTTTCCAAAATGAGCAGTTCGGAAAAGTAAGAATTGCTATGAATGAGAATGAAGAACCGTTGTTTTGCTTGGCAGATGTATGCAGCGTCATAGGCATTGCTAACGCAAGAAATGTCAGGTCAAGGCTTGAAGAAGATGATGTCCGCCAAATGGACACCATCGACAGTATGGGTAGAAATCAACAAGTTACATTTATAACTGAAAGCGGTTTGTATGATGTAATAATAAGAAGTGATAGTGAAAAAGCAAAACCATTTCGCAAATGGGTTACAAGTGAAGTTCTGCCCTCAATTCGCAAACATGGTGCATACATGACACAAGAAACGCTCGAAAAGGCTTTGACCTCACCCGATTTCTTAATCCAACTTGCAACCAACCTGAAAGAAGAAAAGCAGAAACGAATTGAAGCCGAACAAAAGGCAGAACTTGCAGAACAAACAATAAAGTCCAATGCGCCTAAAGTCTTGTTTGCTGATGCTGTTTCAACTTCTCAACGCTCATGCTTGGTAGCTGAGCTTGCAAAGATATTGCAGCAGAATGGCGTGAATATAGGTCAGAACCGTTTGTTCGCTTGGATGCGTGAAAATGGCTACTTATGCTCAAAAGGTCAATATTACAACCAGCCCACACAAAAGGCTATGGATTTAGGGTTATTTGAACTGAAGCAGACGACAATAAACAAGCCTGATGGTTCGATACTTGTTTCTACAACTACAAAAGTAACAGGTAAAGGTCAAGTTTATTTCGTAAATAAGTTTTTGGGTAAAGATGCAGCTTAATTATGAGAGAAGCATTTAAAATAACGGCAGGTTTGCGATTTGGCAGACTTGTCGTTTTAAAACAGGTAGAACGAAAACCTGATGATAAAGACAAGCATTTCAAGTGGCTTTGCCAATGCGATTGCGGAAAAACTTGTGTTGTTCGTTCAAGTAATTTGAGAAATGGGATAACAAAGAGTTGTGGATGTTCAAAGCTTGATATAAAAGATATTACAGGTCAAAGGTTTGGCAGATTGATAGCTTTAAAACATGTTGGATTTGCAAGTAATAACATTGCATTATGGAAATGTAAATGCGATTGCGGTAAGATGATAGTCGCCAGAGAATGCAATTTACATAGTGGTATAACTAAAAGTTGCGGATGTTTACAAATTGAAAGAACTAAAAAAGCAAATTCAAAACACGGTAAGACAAACACAAGACTATATAATATATGGTCTAAGATGAAAGAGCGCTGTTGCAATCCCACAAGAAAAGCATATAAAAATTATGGTAAAAAAGGAGTTAGTGTCTGTGATGAATGGTTAAATGATTTTCAGAAGTTTTGCGATTGGGCAATAGAAAACGGTTATAAAGATAATCTTACAATAGACAGAATAAACTCAAATGGTAATTATGAGCCCAATAATTGCAGATGGGTAACTTTAAGTGAAAATGTAAGGCAAAAATATAAATCCAACTTTATAACTGTTGGCGATAAATCTCTAACGATACATGATTGGGCACAACGGCTAAATCTCTCTCAATATGCTTTGCGAAACAGATATAAAGAATTTGGTAAAGAATGGGTTGAAAAAGCAATAAAAACAATATTAGAAACAGGTGATAACACTCACATTTATAAGCGAAAAGAGTACGCTAATGGTAGAATAAGGCATCGAAAAAACACAAATACGCAACAATAGGTTTATTGTTTGGTATTAATCATCGTAAAAACTGAATATTAATGAATTGAGGTGTAATTTCAAACGATTAATATTCAGTTTTTAATATATGGCTACACTTGTATTCCGCGTAAGCGCACAATATGATGAGGTTATAAAACTTCGTAATGAGATTAGTAAGCTGGAAGCCCAGCTCAAGAAGATGGACGTAAACAAGTCTCCTACAGCTGCAAAGGCTTTAGAAACGCAATTGGCATCCACCCGTCAGCAGATGATGGGGCTGGTGACTGAGGCGGCTAAAGCTGGTGCTGTGATGGAGAATGATTTGAAGAAAAAGCTTAATTCTGCGTCAAAGGTCTCCGATGAGCTGACGGAGGAAATCATCAAACAAAGGAAAATCATTCGTGATACGCAGGATGATGTCAGACGGCTGTCTGATGAATATTCAAAGATGGGTAAGTATTCTCCTAATTCAAAAGCCAAATTAGCTGAACTGAACACTGCTAAAGCAGCCTTGAACGAGCAGAGATATTCCCTTGGCGAGTTACAAGACCAGCAGGCGAGAAACAGACTCGAAGTAAGAAAACTCACAAGAGAATACAAAGAATTTGCCAGTGGAACAAACAATGCTGATGAGATTGTAAAATCACTGACAGATTCTTTAAAACGTACTGCTGCTGAAATCGGTGGACTGGTGGCGATAAAGAGATTCGGCTTCGATGTGATTGAAGCAACTGGAAAGATGCAACAGTTACAGGTAGCTCTTTCAACAATCCTTCAGGACAAATCGAAAGCAGAACAACTCATCGCCGATATTGTTCAGTTCGCAGCCAAAACACCGTTCAATCTTGATGATGTAGCGACCGGAGCAAAACAGCTTTTGGCATACGGTTCCTCTGCCGACAATGTAGTAAATGAACTTTCTATGCTTGGAGATGTGGCTTCCGGATTGCAGATACCTATCGGTCAACTTATTTATCTGTATGGAACACTAAGAACGCAAGGAAGAGCCATGACAGTAGACATTCGTCAATTCGCCGGACGAGGTATTCCAATCTACGAAGAACTGGCCAAGGTATTAGGAGTTTCCAAAGACCAGGTAGGTGAACTTGTGAAGGAAGGCAAGGTCGGCTTTAAGGAAGTTGAACAGGCTTTCAAAAACATGACATCCGAAGGAGGGAAATTTGCCAACCTTATGGAAAGTTCCGCTGGGACGTGGCCCCAACGATTATCGAATATCGAAGATACCCTCTTCCAGAAAATGAATGAGTTCGGGAACAAGTATAAGGAGGTTTTCGAGTTTGGAATCGGTACAGCAGAGGACTTGGTGGAAAGTCTTGATGATGTGTTGTCTATCATGGGCGGACTGATTGCAGCTTACGGAACATACAAGGCCGCGTTGGTTACCGCAGCCGTAGCGCAGAAGGCGGTCGGATTCGTTGAAAGTATCCAACTGATTGGAATGTACAGAAAGGAATTGGGACTGGCCACCGCCGCGCAACAGGCTTTCAATGTCGCTTCGAAATCCAATATGTATGTCACTCTGTTGGCAGCTCTTGTTGGAATAGGTACGGCGGTTTACATGTTCACAAAGAGAACCAATGAAGCCACTGTAGCGCAGGAGACACTTAATTCGGTAAACAAAAAGGCCGATGAGGAGTTTTCCAAGCAGGCAGCAACAGTTGACAGGTTGTCCGGCGTATTGAAAAGTGAAACGTCATCTCTTGACCGGAAGAAGAAAGCCTTGTCTGATTTGCAGACCATCATTCCTTCTTACAATGCCAGTCTTGATGAAGAGGGCCGACTGATAAACAACAACACAGAGGCCATTAAATCCTATCTGACACAACTGGAAAAGCAGATACGGATGAAGGCTGCTCAGGAAGAACTGGAGGAGCTGTATCGCAAAAAACGGACTCAAGAAAAGCAGCAGAAAGTCGCTACGGAGAATTACAATGAGGCTAAATCTTTGTACAATTCATCCGTGACAATGACTGGAAGCGCATTACAAAACAGAGGAGTCAATACAGGTGTGGCCGTATTCTCTCAAAATAGTGCAGTAAACAATCAGCTCAAAGATAGTGCGAATAAGGCCAAGAAAGAATTGGATTCCGTAAACAAGGAATTAGGCGAAACGGTTTCTGCTATCAAAGAATTGGAAAAAGAGATTGAGAAATCTTCTTTATCCGATAAAAAAGAAGCCCAACATTCTACAATATCTGAAGAAGTAGAAAATGCCACCATACGTATCAAGACACTCAAACAAGAGATTGCCGACCTTCGTAGCGGAAAATTACAAGCAGAAGCCGGTAAAACCGTAGAATCTGCTATCAAGGCAAAGGAAAAAGAGTTGCAGAGTGCAGAAAAAACCTTGGAAACACTTACTGGTGTCAGCCACAAATCAGAAAACAAGAAGGTCGTAGATAATCAGCAAAATCTTTCTGATGAACTTCTACAACTCATAAGAGCTAATCAGCAGGAAGAAATCAACTTGATGGAAGAAGGTTCTGAAAAGAAACGTAGACAGATTGAACTGGATTACCAGAAAGAGATTGATGCTTACAACAAGGCTAAAGCCAAATATGGTGAGATTGATGAAGTGAAAGTGATGAAATCCAATGCAGAAGCAAAGCGTAATAAGTCTTTCTATGAAGTAGATATTGAATCGCTTCAAGCTGAAAAGGATGCACTAAATTCCTATCTTCAGGAATATGGCACGTTCCAACAGCGTAAGTATGCCATTGCACAAGAATATGCCGACAAGATAGCCAAATCCCAAACAAATGCCGAAAAGATAAGGTTAGGGAAAGAACGGGACAGCAAACTTTCCGGTATCGAATCAAATGCTTTAAAGGCAAATATAGATTGGGTAACAGTGTTTGGTGAGTTCGGAGGAATGTTCTCCAATATGATTAAACCTGCTCTTGAAGATGCCAGGAAATACATGCAGACCGATGAGTTCAAAAACTCAGACGCGTCAAGCCAGCAAGCCATTGTTGATGCGGTTAATCAAATGGAAAAATCTCTTGGAGGTGCAGGAGGGTTGGATTTCAAGAAACTTGGTGATAATGTACAAGCATATCAAAATTCAGTTGTAAGTCTTAATCTTGCTAAGGAGCAGGAAGCGGATGCATTGGAGCGTCTTGTCACAGCTCAGGAAGAATATGAGAATGCGTTGAAAAACGGTACTGAAGAGCAGAAAAATGCAGCAAAGGAAGCATTGGCAAATGCACAGAGCAATGCTGATTTGGCATCTGCAAATGTACAAATGCAGTCAGAAAATGTTGAAAAGGCACAGAAAGGAATGTCTGAAACAGCCACTGCATTAAAAGCCAATATGGATAACGTGGTACAAGGATTGCAACAGATAACTTCCGGAGGCCTCACAAATATCTACAATGGACTGATTCAAGCAGGAAAAGGAGTTGGTGGTGCTGCTGGAAAACTTGCTGATTCGCTTGAAAGCGTTCCCGTTGTCGGATGGATTCTTTCTATAATTGACATATTCAAGGATGGGATAAGTATAGTAATTAGCGGACTCCTTGACTCCGTATTCAGTGCCGTGTCTGGAATCATTGAAGATGTGCTGTCAGGAGATTTGTTCGTATCTATAGGAGAATCCTTAATGAAAGGTATTGGAAGCATTTTTGACGCTATTTCTTTCGGTGGATTCAGTAAACTTACTTCTATTGGGAGCAATGCCAAGGAGGTGCAGGAGGCTATAGACCGACTGACAGACAGAAATGAAGCACTTCAGGGAAGTATTGACGCACTGAATGACACCATAAAAGCCGGAAGAGGTGCAATATCAGTCAATGCTGCAAGGAAAGCCGTGAAGTATCAAGATGAGCAAAACGCAAACTATCTGAAAATAGCACAGGAACAAGCCCGTTATTCAGGAAACCATCATAGCTGGAATTATTACTGGGGAGGATTCACACAAAGCCAAATAAATGATTTCAGCAATCAAATAGGAAGGATCTGGGATGGAAGTCTTTGGGATCTTTCTCCTGAAGAAATGAAACTCTTGAAGGGGAATGTAGATATGTGGGCGCAGATACAGAATACTGGTAAGGGAGGTTATGGAGGTAGGCTGACTGAAAAGCTGGATGATTACATTGAGCAAGCCGGAAAAATTGAAGAACTGGAAACACAACTCAATGAATCACTCACTGGAATGACATTCGATTCGATGTATGACAGTTTCATTGATACGCTAATGGATATGGATGCATCTGCCGAAGATTTTGCCGACAACATGTCTGAATATTTCATGAGAGCCATGCTTTCAAACAAGATTGGAGAGTTGTACTATGACAGATTGAATGAATGGTATGAAGATTTTGCCAAAAGAATGGAGGATGGAACCCTTGATGATAATGAACTTAATTATTTACAAGGCAAATGGAATGGAATCGTGAGTGATGCTATCAAAGAACGCGATGATATTGCTTCCGCTGTAGGGTATGACAATAAAAAAGCGCAAGGACAGCAGTCAGCTTCCAGCCGTGGATTCGGTACGGAAATGACGCACGAGGATGCCGGGGAACTGAGCGGACGGTTTACAGCCGTATATGAGTCCAATCTTCGTATTGAGACGGCAGAACAGCAGCAAACGATAGCTATTACCGAACTGCGAGGCTCCATCGGTTCCTTGACTTCACAAGTGACCGGTCTGTACAACATTGCCGACGAGACACGTACTATCCTGGCCAATTCCTATTTGGAGTTACAGCAAATCAGAGAGAACACAGGCGAAATTGTCAAACCTATCAAACAAATGCAGGCCGACATTGCCGAAGTGAAACGTAATACAGCAAGATTATGACAGGAGATTTATTTATTAACGGGAAGGATGCCTGGAGCACATGGGGTGTCCGCATGGGTGACGGTTTTCTCGATGCTATCGACGGATTCAATCAGATGAAAGACTACATTGAAGATGAGAGCCGTCTGGAGCACGGGAAGCGAATAATAACCGAAAATGCAAAAGTAGCATCGCGTGAAATCACTCTCCAGTTCACAATAGAAGGAGGCTCAGAAGGCGACTATCGGACAAAGAAGAAATCTTTTCAGTCAGAACTGGAGAAAGGAACCGTAAACATCAAAATCCCAACTCTTGGAAACGAAGTCTACAAGCTGGTTTACCTGGGTAAGAGCATTTCTTACGGGTTGAGTATTGACAGGTGTTTCGGTAAGGTTTCAAGTAAGTTTTGCGAACCGAATCCCATGGATAGAAGCGAATAACGAACATTTCCTTTATTGTTTCAAATGGAAGTCCGGATTTTTAGGGCTTCCATTTTCTATTTATGAACTTTGGGGATATGATTGAAATTAAGGACATATCCGGAAAGACAAGATTCTCCACCCCTATCAACAAAGGGGCGAAGGGAAAGTTTACACTGATGAAAGAGGACTACATCGTTCTCCCATTCTCCGTGCCTGAACCTATATATTTTAAACTTGGTGACTATGTAGACCTTTCTGGGGTTCTGGATGATTCTCTGGGCGGATTACTTTCAAAAGTATATGAGGTAACTGACTTGCAGAAACCTTCTTTCAATGCTTCTACCGCTGGATATGATTATGAGCTGAAACTGGATGCTTACTACTGGAAGTGGAAAAACAAAATTTTCAAATACACTCCTGAACATGCTGGATATGAAGCGTCATGGTCTCTCACCGCAGCCCTTGATGTACAGCTTGGTGTGTTCTTACGTAACCTGAAAGCTTTGGGATATACCTATAAGGGAAAAGAATTCGTATTTGAAATAGATTCAACAGTAGAGAATAAGGCAGTTGCAATGACGTATGACAATATGAACCTGCTGGATGCCTTATTCTCAATGGCGGGTGAGGATAAGTGGAACTGTGATTGCTGGATAACGGACAACGTAATTCATTTTGGGCGAAACGAATTCGGTGATGCCGTCAAAATCGAGTTAGGGGTTGAAGCGTCTGCCATGACTCGCAGTGAGAGCAAAGGCACTTATGCCACCCGCATTTATGCATTCGGATCTACAAGAAACATACCTGAGAACTACCGTCCCATTGAAGAGCAGACGGTAGTAAACGGAGTTGTGCAAAGACGACTTATGCTTCCCGCTGGTACGCCATACATAGATGTGTATCCTGACATGAGCCAGGAAGAAGCAATTGAAGACATCGTGGTATTTGACGAGGTATATCCCCGACTTGAAAATACGATGTCAAGTGTATCTACGAGGACGGAAACCGTTACAAATGAAGACGGAGGTCAGGAAACCGTGACTTACTATCGCTATCGTGATACTGGCCTGAATTTCTCCAAGGACTACAGACTTCCGGGACAAGAGCTGACAATTATCTTTCAGTCCGGCAAAATGAATGGATTGGAGTTCGGTGTTATTTTTGACCCGGACAACAACGGAAGCCAGCTTTGGGAAATTGTCCGCAGCGAAGACTACGGACGTCCATTGCCGGATGATACCATATATCCTGAAAATGATGACAAGTATATCCTTTCCGGTTTTGATCCAAAGTTTGTTTCTGTACAAATGATTCCGGACGCGGAGCAGGAACTGAAAGAGAAGGCACAGAAGATAGCAGACCAGCGAAAAAAGGACGATGGTACATACTACACTACCCTCCGGTCAGAATGGGTTAATGAAGACAAGCTGAAACGCTTTTTCGAGTTCGGGCAAAAGATAAACCTGGTCAATAAAGCCTTTTTTGAGAATGGCCGTGAAAGCCGTGTTCTCGGATGGGAGTTTAACCTTGACATTCCATGGGATTCTCCGGTATATACTATTGGGGAAAGTATGCCCTACTCTCGCCTTAATGATGTGGAAGAGAAACTGGAGTCGATTACGTATAAAGGGCATACTTATGTTGGAGGCGGAGGAAGTAGCATATATGTGATTAAGACCAATGATTCTACTGCCCCATCGGACAGTAACGTATTTTCGGCAAAACGGTCACTTGCAACATTATTGAGAAAGGACAAGGAAGACCAGACAAACTATCTCATTAAGCTTCTTGGCGGTATCATATCTCCTTTCCTGGAATCAATTGACTTCGTGACTGGTATGATGGGTGCTGGTATGTCATTCTCTTCAGAAAAGGGCGGCGAGTCTGTCGGATGGATTGACAAACTGTACGTGCGCAAGAAAGCTATCTTCCAGTTACTTTCAATAATGGAGACCGAGCTGGCCGGAGCTTCCTTCATGTTCAACGCCAACGGGGCCAGAGCAACGATTACTAAGGTCGAGTTTATAGAAAAAAAGGGAATTCGTTTCAAGGATGGTAAAGGAGTCAAGTTCTCAGACGGGAAAAGAGGTTACTCATCTCCTGGAACTTATGGTTCTGTTTATCGCTGTTACTTCCTTGCAGATGATGGTGAGAAAGCCATAGAAAATCGTTTTAAGCCAGGGAATTTAGTACGCTCACAGTCCTTTAATATTAAGGAAGGCGCGTATGACGGCGTATCCAATCACTATTGGTGGCGTCTGGTGGAAAATGTTGGTGATAACTGGATAGATGTATCCGTGAATCATTGTGACGAAGGAAGCGATATACCCAAAGTGGGTGACGTGATGGTACAGCTTGGAGACATAGCCGACCCGGACTATCAGGCTGCAATCGTGTTGTCTGCATACGGAGATGGTGCGCCATATCTGACATTCTATCAGGGGATAAGTTCTTACTCCCTCTCAGGGAAAGATATAGTTTCAATCGGATATGATCGTCTAACTAAAGAAGGATACTTTAATGTTTATGGAAAGACATATATCGGTAATAGGGACAAGACAAATTATATCAGACTTGCTTCTGGAGAAATAGAGGTACGTGCAGCAAGAATATTGTTGTCAAATGGTGAAAGCGTTGTAGATGTAGCAGAGAAAAATATCTCAATTAAACTTGGTGCTACGGGTATTGACATCGAAAAAAATGAGATTGTTATTTCTTCAGATAAGTTTAAAATTAAAAGTTCTGAAGGGAAAGGAATAGCCGTGTTTACGGTTAAAAATGGGAAACCACTTCTTCTTACAGAGTGCATAGATGTAAACTCGTTAAAAGTGAAACATCTGGATGGTGCAGACGGTACATTTTCGGGTGAACTGAAAGCCGCTAAAGGTACTTTTTCCGGAACAATATCTGCCGATGGTGCTAAGATTGGAGGTTTCACTATAGACAACGGTTCCTTGAATTGGAAGGGAAGGGATTTTTTCGGCAATGATAGCAGGAGTATACGGATTGGTGTTCCTACGGATGATAACAGTGGTATGATTGACATAAATTTCAATGGTGCGACTGACGGGAAATTTGGGGTTAAAATAATTGGAAGCAATGACGGTGGAGCATGTATCTATGCTTCAAGGAACGGTACTAGCAAGCCACATAGTTCTAATACTTATGCCGGATATTTTGACGGAGGAGTACATGTAAACGGAAATCTTTATACCAATACGATATTGTCTAATGAGTTTGGTACCGGATGGTCATTGCAAGCCGATGGCTCATATACATACAAAAAAGGAGTAACGAGAACAATATCATGGACTATACAGAATGGTTCGATACCTTCAAGATATAGACTGGTTTTTGAAAATGGAATTTTAGTTGATTAATCATGAAAATAGATTTTAAGAAATTTAAGAAGTACACGAAGATAGATAAATCCGATTTCGTGGAGATTGATGTCAGAGAAATGTTTGCAGATAACATTTACAATGTGACAGGAGTTGGTATTGCTGATTTAAAATTAGCAGAAAAAATTTTTTCCAGCGATGACGATACCGAATTTTCAGATGATGAAGTTAGCAGGGTAAGACATCATGCAGCGTCGCTTCTTCCATGGTTTCTTGCTGGGCTTGATGATGCAATAAGATAATTATAATATACATTGGAAACATCATTAATAACTATAAATTAAAAACAATTATGGCAGCAGAAGAAGATTTTGTATTAAGCTTTACAGGTGAAGAAACTGACAATCTATTGAAACATACAGAAAGTATGAAGAATCAGACAACGGAAGAAGATGGTGAAACGGTACAGGTGTACGATACAAACGGCGTTCCGCATAAAGTGTCGAAAACGGAGCTGCTGAAAAAGTCTACACTGGCTCTCCCTGCTTTGGAAGACATCTCCAGTTTTGTGGCCGTGAATGCCGCCGGAAATGCCGTCGGAGTAATGACAAAAGAGCAGGTTGCGTCAGTCCTGGCGGGACTTATTGATTTCCCGTTCAAATATAGAGACCGCGTCGATATTAATACGGATGCAAATTCACTAACAGAATCAGGATTTTATGCAGTGTATTGTTGGGGTGAAGATATAGCTTCTAAGCACTATCCGATAGAGCTTGGGCATATTATTGTTTTTCAAGATGGAGCGGGTGGCTCTGTTTCTCAGCTTGCAATTTCAGACAACGGTACATCATACACAAGAATGAGCTGGGGTATTGATAAATGGAGCGAATGGAGACAACTAAGCTGATTAACCGATTTGTTTCCATTCAAACCAGTAGTCCCACAGAACACGAAAGTATAATCCGTTCATTGAACTGAATGCAAATTGACACCGAACATTATCAAACGTAAAACATACGGCAATTCCATTATCGTATGCTAGTCCAGGTGGTATATTTAAAGTACCTTGATAAAATCTAGCTACACCTAAGCTCATACTATTGAGGTCGGAGACAGACCTCCCCATAAATCCATCCTTAGATAATAATCCGTTCTTTTGGGGTGTTGCAATACCAATAAGTTCCGCCAGGACTTATGGGTATGAATGAAAACAACTGAAATAAAGAAAGCTGTATTGAAAATTATTTGAGTGGTAGAAATTGGGTAGAAAATAGTAACTAGCTTGCTTATTCTACCCGGCTTCTACCAACTTACTGACAAGGCGTGTCAGCCTTTTTGAAACCTTTTATTCTTTGTTCGTTTTTATATCATTTACCTTCGCTGAAAAAGGATGGTAAATGAGTAGTTTTGTGTGTGAAATAGTAGTTACGCCCATGAGCGTGTTCCATTAAGTTGGGATGCGCTTATGGGCATTTTTTGTTTAATCTAAAACCTTAGTAAGATGAAAAGATTCGTTTTCATGATGGTCGCACTGCTGATGTGCGTAGTGAGTGTTTTCGCGGAGACTTCCGTTAGTGTAGAACCTTCCGTTCCGGAGTTCCTGACCGGATTTGCCAGCTTCACCGGGCTTGTTACGGTCGTGGTTCCTGCTGTAGTAGGATTTATCGCTTCGAAGCTATCCAATCCTATGAATAAGTGGGTGACTATGTGGGTAACTGCTGTAGTTGGTGTAATCGTTACCTTCTTCAGTTGGTGGATGAATCTCGGTTTCCCTCCTGCAGATGCAAGCGTATGGGTTGTGGTGATTGATGCGTTGTTTGTCGCCCTGGCATCTACTGGTATCGTGTCGGTTGTAACAAGCGAATGGCTGTCCAGGTTGTTCGGTGGTAAGGTAAATAAGGAGTGATGCAGAACCTTATAACCGTCATAGCCCCGCAGATTCTTGTTGCCGGGGCTTACTCCTTTGTAGGAGAGATAAGAAGCGTTGTCTTTGAGCTTCGCTGGATGCTGGTCTTCATTGTAGCCATGATTATAGCGGATTTTGTCCTTGGTATCATTGACAGCGTGGTCAAGCGAGGAGAGGATTTCCGCTTTTCCAGAGCAGGCCGCCGAACGATGTGCAAGTTCATCGAATATAATTCGTATTTAGTGTTGGGATTCGGTTTTGGTGTTGCTATTCTCCAGCCTGTAGGTATTTGTTCCTATACGACATCGTCAATGTGCGGACTGGGGATAGCTATTGTATTTGAATTTGATTCAATCATGGAACATGTATGTGAAATTCACGGAATCAAGAACAAGGTTTCCATTAAGCGCCTGCTGGTGGGCTACATTAAAAAGAAGTACACAACGGCTGGCGAAATTATCGAAAAAGTTACAAAGGATGAAGAAGACAGATAGACGCCTGATAGCGGAAATCATCTACTCCGTAATCATAATATTACTTATGACAATAAGTTTCATGACCTAGTTGATATGAGAAAGATAAGGATAGGGAAAGATATATACTTCACCTGGCAGATACTCACGAACAAGGAGCCTGTTCCACTGGAAGGAAGGGACTTGAAACTCATGCTGAAGAATCCTTTAGGCAGATTTCTCGATTTCCATTTTGAGATATATCAGGGAAACAAGCTGAAATTTACTTTTCATGGAACGGACCACAAACACCTTGGTACGTATTCGCTGACTTTGTGGGAGAACTATGGTAAGGAAGGACAGACTGCCGTTGACATGTGTGAGGCTTTCAGGCTTGTTGCAACAACTTGTGAAGAGGACAGCATAAGTGTCCCTAACCTTGAAATGGCCACCGTCAACCTTGGTGCTTCTTCCATTGACATATCAACCGGTGGAAGCATTCCCATTCCTGATGCGCCAAAAGACGGGAAGATATACGGCCGGAAGGATGGAGAATGGGAGGAGATAACAGAAGCAGTATGGAATGAAGAAACAAACAGTTAAAATCAGACTTTTATGGCAACAACAAAATTAAAATTCTACAGGGGCTTAAAGGCCCGTTATGATGCAGCGTCAAAACATCTGGATGCTATCTATTTTGCAACCGACACCAAAGAACTGTTGATGAACGGTGTGAATTATGGAGGAAGCGGTGTCACAGATGTCAGTTTTGACAAAGGCAGCAATAAACTTATCGTTACCAAATCATCAGGCAAGACCGAATATGATCTGACGGAACTCATCAGGTTCAAGACATCATTGCCAGACAGCCTTGCCACTCCTTCGAAACTGGGAGGTCTTCCGGCTGGGACAAAGGTCGAGACCTTGAAGACAAAGACGCTGAGCCAGATTTTCGAGGATATTCTCTTTGAGGAAATCCAGCCGACGGTACAGGCACCAAGTGCAACAATATCATTCAAGTCTCCTTTTACCGCCAACAAGATTCTGGAGGTTGGTGAAAGCGCACCTACCTCAGAACAGATTCAGACAGGATTTAACCGTGGTAATTGTACGGTTGTTGGCCAGGCAAACAAGAACCGCGCAGGAGAACTTATCTCCGATGACCAGTCCTTCATCTATGTAGGAAACAGTACAAGCAACAAGACATTGCCGACGAAAGTTACACTCGGTACGATGCAGTACAATTACCAGGCTCATCATGGCGCAGGTGACACCTTGCTCACTTCAAAAGGAAACAAGGCGACCGTGTCCCCTAATCCGCTTCCTGAAGGTACTGTGAAATCAGGTGCTGTCTACCTTTATGGTACCTATCCGTTTTACTGTAATGGTTCTTCAGCTTCTACCTCTGCCGGAGATACCAATTTCCCGTCTGCCGCAGCTCCTGATACAAAGCTTCCGCTGCAGAAATGGACTGATACATTAATTGGAGCGAAATTTGCTTCTGAAGCAGCAACCGGAACCCGCCTTGAATTCTACTTCCCTTCAGAAAAGAATGTATCAAAAGTCGAGTTCTATAATACGGTGTCCGGAAAGTGGGAAGTCTTCGGAACGGACAAGTACACCGTATCTGATGCAGGAAACAAGACCGTACAAAGTGTTCAGATTGCATACAAGAAGCTGACAACGACAGGTGCCATGTCCGGTGCATTACAACTTCGCTTCACAGTTTCCGATGCCGGAAAAAAACTTGTAGACGAGCCGGACACATACAACGGCGAGGAAATTACGGATGAAGTGATAGCCATGCTTGCACGAAACAGCCGTGAAGTTCCTTTCATCTCTCCGATGAACAATGTCATGCCGATGGCTTCAACAACAGGAAACCGTCCTGCGGGTGTTGCTTCCTTTGCCGTGAACTTTGAGCCTGGAGGACAGGCGCCACTGGATGCCCGTCAGCTTGTTCCAAACAAGACAGACCTTATTGCCGCAGCTACCTATTCAGGAAAGAATACTTATAACGGCATGTTGGTCGTTGTTGGAGATAACGGGGACGGCAAACCGGCTCTGTATGTCCTGAAGGACATGACAAAGATTACCCAGGCTGATTATGGCGGATGGATTCGTCTTGACGTCGGTGCACAGACACTCATCCAGATTATCAATGACCTCACAACGGGCGGGACTAATAAGGCACTTTCCGCCGAGCAGGGTAAAGTTCTGAAAGGTCTGGTTGACACACTGACAAACAAGGTCAACGCGCTTGGTGCCGTATATGTGCCAAAGGGTACTCTGGCAGACCTTAGTGCCCTGAAAGGGGTGTCTTCTGTATCGAAAGGCCACGTATATAACGTTACGGCAGAAGTTACCCTGAACGGCAAGAAATATCCGGCTGAAACGAACTTCGTCTACATCGGAGAAACGGCCAATCAGGCAAGTGTGGAAACCAACTGGGATTCCTTGGGTGGTACGGTCGATTTGACAGCGTATGCAAAGAAAGCTGACCTCGAAGGATTTCTTACCGAAGAGGATTTGGCCGGATATGCCAAGGCTGTAGATGTGGCGAACACCTATGCCACAAAAGCTGCACTGAGTGAGGCTATCGAAGGGCTTTCCTCCACTTATGCGACCAAGGCTGAACTGACCAGCTATGCAACGAACGAGACTCTGAAGCAGTATGCCACTAAACAGGATCTTGATGATGCGTTTGCATGGAATGAGGAAACCGAGTAATAATATGTGGGGGCTTTGTATCAGAGCCCCCCATAAATCCCAATGACATGGCGAAAAAGAGATTCAACAATTATTTGAAATATGCCACCTTCAAGAAAGAACTGGAAGCCGGTAACATATTGCCTGATTCCGTTTCCTACATCAAGGAGATACGGGCTATCTATACCCATGGGGAATATTATGGCAATGGCTGCATATCCAGCGTGAATGCTGGTACGGGTGAGGTCAGTGCCGAGCTTCTTCCGAACATGTTCCATGTGTTCGGAGAAGTATCCGTACTTAACGTCACATTTGGAAAAGGCTTTCCAGGCATTGCCAATGAGTACATGTTCCAGTTTTCAAGTGGTGTTACGCCTACCGTCCTGAATCTTCCTGAAGGTGTGAAATGGATAGGAAGCAGTGTTGTCAGGGCCAACAGGACGTATCAGGTAAGTATTCTTAATAATATAGCTGTGATGGGAGGTGCTTTATGAGTTTGTTAAGACGCAGATTGCTTATACTGGCGGCCATGAATAATGGACTGCCTAATATGCCGATTCGGTTTAAGACCGGCGAAAGGGCTGTATTCAGTGACGGGAAGCATGGATATTTTTCGATGGACAGAAGATTTGTTCGTGATAAGAACATGTCACGAATGTATTTCAAAGACGGGAAACGGATTAGCGTGCTGAAGAAAAGAAACTGAACTAAACTAAAATAAAATAAAATAGGAGTGCCACTGCACTCCTTGTAATAAATTTTTTATTAACCATCCTACCATTGGTAGAACTCCACAAATATAGATGTAATTTTATTATGAACAAACCCGTTGGCGGAATTAATTTAAGTTGATAAATATGAGTAAAAAGTTGTACATGTCGCTGATTTTTAGTAACTTA